ATGCTTACAGATTCATACCTCAAAAGTATCCATCTAAAGCCTACGAAGCCTTTTGAAAAGGCTGATAAACAAGGGCTAAGTGTTCGCGTTAGTGCGTTGGGAGCTATCACGTTCCAATATCGCTACCGATTAAAAAGCAAGCGCGGCGAAATTATGGAAATGCAGCGATTGCGAATTGGGAGCTATCCTGAGCTTTCATTGGCGGAGGCACGCCGAAAACACCGTGTACTACAACAGGTCCGTGATGAAGGATTCGACCCTGCTAAATGGCAAGATAACGAGCGCAAAAAGAATAGTGACGAGCTCACGCTGAATGAGACTTTCCATCGCTACTACAAGGCCAAAGTCGAAGGGGAGTTGCAAAATCCGAAGTTACTGGTTTACCAGTACGACAGACACGTTAAGCCGATATTGGGTGAGCGATATGTGAACTCTATTAGGCTGTGGGAGTGGATGGACGTGTTTGATGGTATCGCTGCAAAAACCCCACCAACAGCATCGGCCACACTGTCCTTTATGCGCAATTGCCTTCGGTGGGCGCTCAAGCGCCAAATATGCGATGACAATCCTCTAGTGCATGTTCGTGCTGGTGATGATCTTGGCGTGGTCCTAAACAGTTGCGATCGTGTACTAAATCGCACCGAACTGCATTGGTTACTTCGCGCTTGTGACAGTGGGGATTTGGAGCGTCAACATAGCGATACTCTATTGTTCCTTTTGTATACCGGTTGTCGCGGGGCAGAGCTTTGTCGTTCTTTCAAAAGTTGGTTCAATATGGATACGCAAGTTTGGCGAATTCCTGCGAACTCCCACAAAGCGGGTAAGAAAACCAAGAAAGATTTAATTCATCCAATTATCGACGAGTGGAAGCCATTCCTTCAGGCTATGCTCGACCGATACCCCGGAGATCGACTCATAACGACACGATGGGGCGACCCATTGGGTAAAGTGTACTTTCATACGCACAGGGCTTCACAAATGGCAATCGCCTGGATCAAAGAGCATGGTGGTGAAATCGCCCACTTCACAGCACACGACCTACGCCGAACGGCCCGAACGAACTTCTCTGACTTTACGACAACAGATATTGCTGAAATCATGTTGGGCCACTCAATCACCGGGGTTCGTGCGGTATACGACAAAAGCGAATACCTAAAGCCTCAAGCGGAAGCGTATTCAAAGTGGTGGGCTAGATTAGAAGAGTTACGCCAACCTGACGCGCTCAATGTGGTAGTGCCTCTACGCAAAGCTTGGTAAAACGCACGCAAAAAAAGCCCCCTCTCAAGGGGGCAAAGCTCTGCAAGCATTCGTTGTTAATCCTGTTCGTATATCACGCCATCCATCGGTAACGGTTCGGTTCGCAGCCGCCAAAGCCCATCGGTGTTATCGTCCAAATACTTTTCCGCTTCGGCTTGTGAAACACGGTTAAACGCCATCACATAGTCCAGCAATTCATGAGCGTACTCGGTCATTTCTTTTCAGCGAGGTGGCAAGCCAGTTGCTTTCTGGCTTCTCGATGATGGTCCACGACTTTTCCCACTTCATGCCCAAGCCAGTCTTTCTTCCAATCTAGCTGCGCAGCCAGAACCATTAAGTTTTGGTTTGAACGTTTCTCACGTATTGCTTGGCGCAACTCCTGAATTAACGCGGCGGTTTCGACAAAGCATTTACTTAAGGTGTCAGTCTTCATTTCGTTATCCAGATAATGATTGCCGGTGCGATAATCGCGACCAGGATAAGCATGGTGTGATTCTCTTTTTGCCTGATTAGGGTTTGTATGAGCGGCACAAAAATCGTGAAGCTGCACAGCGCAAAGAAAAGCAGTAGCCAACGTATCGGGTCCATAATTCTCTCCTAAGCCAATATGCTGGGGTAAGGCGCGAACGGTATATCGTCATCCCAACCGTCATCGACATTGCTGTTCGGTCCGAGCATCCCCTGTTGATTCTGCTGATTACCTTGCTGCCTTGGTTGCTGCTGGCGTGGCGGATCGTTCGGTCGTTGGGGATCGACCGCCATTTGCTGCTGAGACTGGCGGCGATTGCCCCCGCCTTGCTGCTGACCGCGTTGCTGTTGATTGCCTTGGCTTTGGTTGTAAGCCGGGCTTGGCGAATGCGTACCGTTGCGGGTGTCCAGCATCTGCATTTGGTCCGCAACTATCTCGGTGGTGTAGCGGTCCTGGCCCGATTGGTCTTGCCATTTACGGGTTTGAAGTTTGCCTTCAAGGTAAACCTTTGAGCCTTTACGCAAATATTCCCCGGCGATTTCAGCTAAGCGGCGATACGTCACAATGCGATGCCACTCAGTTCGCTCTTGCTGTTGGCCTTGTTGATCCTTCCAGCTCTCACTGGTGGCGACGGTGAAGTTAGCCACCGCGTTGCCGTTCGGCATGTAGCGGACTTCAGGATCTTGCCCTAAGTTACCAACGATGATGACTTTGTTGATTCCTCGGCTAGCCATTGATTGCCTCCTTAAACGCGGCTCTTACGACTTTAGTTACATGCTCTAAGCACTGTCCGCAGTAGGTGTAGTTTTTAGGGGTGTGGTCGCCAGCTGCGCACAACTTCCCCCAATAAAGCGATACTTTTAGCGACTCCATTATTCGATGCGATTTGGCTCCGCAGCGGTCGCAAATATAGGTAGTTTGAGCCCCCATCATGCCGCTCCTTTGGTTGGAATTCGGAACGTGAAGGGTTTGCAGTGGCGCATCATTAATGAAAGGCGCGTTGCAATCTTTACCGCTTGAAGGTGATCCGTTGTATAACCCCCACCTGGCAGGGCGTACCCTTTATCAACGTGGGGTACGAGTACGCAATTACCGACAGCAATGGGGTGCAGTTGATTGGCATGAACGCTTTCAAGACGCGCTTTGTTGACGGATTCACGCAGTTTTTGTTTGAGCCATGCAGTTGATCGCAGCTCCTCTTCTTGAGGCCAACTTGCCAAGCTTTCTTTTGCTTTCAATATGGTTTCGCGCTCAACGATGGTTAAAGAGCGAAGACTGTCTTCAGCCTCGAAAATAGGTATTAAAGCTTTTAAGTTGTGAGCTTTTAGAGCTTTGATAATTTTCTGTCGGTTGTTCGGGGTCATCGGTAAACTCCAAAGTCTTTAGTACGTTTGCAATCGTTGCTGCCTGGTACATTCCTTTGTAGAGCCCAGTTTGAATTGGGTCTGGGATTACCCCTTTTTTGCGTAACCGCCAAAATGTCGTGCGGCTAATCCCTAGTTGTCTATGTGCGTCTTGCAAGGTCAGAATGGGTTTCATGGTCGAATTCCTTTTCAAGGCTGTACGGTTTGAGATCTTTGGCGCCGCCCACCAGCGAAGAAATATCTATCGGCTTAATCAGCGCATTAATGGCTTCAAATACTGCCTTGGCTTCGTCGGCGTTATCCAGATACCATTCGATCGACTCGTCTTTGTGGTAGAAAAACTGGATGGTTTTAGGGCGATTTTCATCTAGATAAATCCCGGTCACGACACTGAGATTTAGGGTGTGGCGTATGTTTGTCGATTCGCCTTTTGGGTGAGTAATAAACATGGCTAATGCTCCTGTTTAAGATACTTAACAGCGGCTTTTATGTGCTTTTCGCTGTAGCGTGGGCGCATTCCAGTGCGTGTAACGGGTTTTGGTAAAATGCCTAACTTGACCCAATTACTGATCGTCGTTGATGACACTCCAACGTGGTAAGCCACTTCTTTGCGGGTGAGCAGTCGAATATTCATGAACTAATACCTCTTGATTGAAAACGCGCACGGCTCCCAGCCTTCCCCTAGCCCTTCATGGTTATAAGACGGCTTTGGTAAGCCTTTTGTAATTTGGTTAAATCGGCTGCTGAGAGCTTGCCAGCTTCTTTGAGCTTCTTAATTTCAAGGCCCACGTTGGCCAGTTCTTTTTGGCTTTCGCTTTCGGAAATTCGAAAAGCAAGATCCATCACCGATTGCTCGTTCTCGACGTTCGCCGCTTCGTTAGCGTCCGCCACAACTTCATCAAGCTTGGTCTTAGGTGCTGGATTGATTTCTTTCTCTTCGTGGTAGGTCTTGCCTTCCATTTCTTCATAGGTCGGCTGTTGACCAATCTCGGGCCAGGCACGGCGAAGCGCTTGCGATTCTGCGCATTTGAGTAGCTGACCTGCTGGTCGCTTTTGCCACATGGCGTTAGGGCAATTGGTAGCGCCCATGGTCGCGTAGTTCTCGCGCCAGAACTCAGTCGCGCTAAACGGTACGCGACTACCACCAACAAGTTTGTAGACGGTGTAACAAGCCCACTCGGGATAACTCACCGTTACCGGCTTGCCTTGCTTGTCGGTGAACTCTTCGGTGATGGTTGGACCGAACTGCGGTTGATCCGCACCGGCATAGTCGCCCGAACGGGCAGCTTGAATCCGGTACATTCCAACACCGGGCATAATCACATCGCGATAGCCTTTCTGGTTGGTTTGCGCGTCCTTGATATACATCGGGACGATGTGGACCGGCTTCATCATAATGTCCATTTCTCGGGCGCGGCAGTAATCCACAGCGAGCAAAATGCTGTCGTGGGAAGCGCCGGGAAATATTGACGTACACAGAGCATTCCAGCCCGATTCGTCTAGCCCACGACTGACAAGCGGCTGGTTCGCCGGTTCGTCTTTCCATAGGCTCACAACTTTATTATTTTGTGCGGCAGACATAACAACCTCCTACGCGGCTATTTGGCTTTCTAAAGCCGCAAGCTCGCGCTCTTCGTACTCAGTAAGGCCAATCACCACACACTCAGCGGGATCGGTGTAAGTAGCCCAGTCGTCAACCGTCAGCGCCCAGGCTAATTCACGCATCGCTTTGCGGTATTTGAGATAACCCAAACGGCGAACTGGATTTTCCATTTCAACGCGGGGAGTGATAACGAATGGCGCACTAGATTCAATAACTAGAAAGGCGAACTCTTCAGCCCCGCTAACATCGAGATACATGGCGTCTTGAATGTGGTAGCCCAGCTTTTTGAACTTCGGTTTTACAAAGCGTGGGTTGGCGCTGTCTGACGTTTTCACATCAATCAGCAGCCCTTCGTTTTGGTAGTCAGGGCGCACCTTAACAATCAGATCTGTCTCAGCATCACGCTTGAAGTAGCTGCGTTCGGCAACGCCACCGCTAACCATTGCCTGCGCCTGTTCGCATGACTCTATCGAGCGGCAAACCAGTTTCAGGTCATCCCATTGCTTCTGGTTTAAAACGATTTGAAAATTCGCATCCGCTTCGGCTTTGAATTCATCCCAAGCTTTACCTCGACGAACTTTGATAGTTTCAGGCTGCAGCACAAAATCAGTGTCCATGCGATGCGGCTCAAGTAAGAGCGCATGAACGGCTTTGCCAAAATCGAAGTAAGCTTTTTCCGGTGGCGGGATCAGACCGTCGATGTATTTGGCTTTGTATTTCGCCTGACAGTCGATAAAGAGTTTGAGCTTGGAGCAGGAAACGCCATCGCAGCCGTGATACACCTCGTCATTCAAACCGTCGATGTAAAAGCTTTCACCTGGGCCTAGTTTCGCTAGGCGTTCATTCAGCGTGGCTATCTCGGCTTGAATTAGGTCTTCTTGGGTAGGTTCTTCTGCTGGTTCAGCTGTAGGCACGTTCCCTGTGCCAGCTGACTTAGCATTGTCTGGTTCTTCAGTTAGAGGGTTAGCGTCAAGCTCTAACGAGCGCTGCTGAGTGATCTTTACTTTCTTGTAGTGAGCAGGGTTAACACCTTCTCGAGTCAAAAGAGCTCTAGCCTTTTGCTGGGCATCAGACTGGCCGTTAGCCTCTATGCTGGAATAGGAGATAGTGATCACATTACTGGGCGCTTTCTTTAGGGGTTCAAATACCGCTCGATACACATTAGTCACTGCTTTTGCCTCTTGGATACTTTTAAGTAACCTATAAAGCTTAGATGATTGCTTTTTGAGCATCCAATTAACATCTATAACGATTAGTTATAACTATGGATTTGATATTCCGTTTTGTTATTTAGTGTATTCTAAAATGTCGCTCATGATTAAAAAATGGTTAATAATTAGTCACATTGGGACCAAAGCTGCACGCCAGCTGGGAGAGGGTTGAAATGGAATTTGCGGAATTTGGCGTGTCGTTGCGCGATCTTGCCACGGCGGTGATTGCTTGTTGTTTGGTTATGATCACTATGAGCCTGCAATACTGGGTCGCATGGAAATCCGGAGAATCGCTGAAAGACCGAGAGGAATACTTTAAGTCGATTCAGCAAAGGTTTGATAGCCGCGTGGCAGAATATGAAGAGCTTCGCGAGCTGTTTGAGCTTAGCGAGGAACGCGGTATTGAGCACCACGAACTATTACGGTTAAGACGCGCTGATAAGATGCTACATGAATATGGGGCGATACATCGGATGCCTGATTGCCAGGCAAAAGCGGTTCGACTAAGAGAGGCGCGAGCAAAGCTCCTAAAATTCACGGAACTTAAAGACAGTCATGACCAGGATAGAGGCGATGCTTCTAATCAATGATTACGTCAGTATTTTTCTTAAACTCATGAGTTGTGTAATCGACAATCATATTAAATCTTTCTTCACTTTCTATCTCTATCCAACCCATCTCCATCATGGAAACTAATACGTCCCGCAACCTTTCTTTGAAATTAGCTTTAGTTAGACGTTGATAGTTCTCTGTATCCACTCCTTTATTTTGCAGGAAGTGATTCCTAGTGAGAAGGTGAGCCATATTGGTATTTGGGCGGTAAAGCTGAATTGTCTTTAATATTGTTTCTATTGTGGATAGCGTGGGGTTCGATTGCTGCTTAAGTATCCGGCCTAAGACAAGTCGATTTATCTTATGCCCATGTGCATTAGCTTTCACCGAGAATGTGGTAGCGTTCAGCTGATGCAGAACAAGGAAATGTTTTATGTTTTCAGCAAGTACCGCTTCTATTGAAGCGTCCTCATTTAAGAGTTCAATGGAAGTGTCGCCACTCTCATCTTTCTCTTTATTTTTAAATACAAGTCTCGTTACAAAACTTGCTTTAGCGTCAGACATAATCTTCACCTATTCCGTTTATTATTGTTTTTATTTTTAATTTACAATAAACATTATTTTTAATAGCAGCGTTCCACTCTTATTATAATTTTATTAATCCTCTTTTCTCGACCGCTATTATTTACCTTTTCCTTCACAATTCCCTCTGCATCATTTCTAAACTACTGGCCTCTGTCTATCGTTCAGTTTACTCCTACTGCTCTGAGCGTAAGGCGCAGGTCTTGATAGTATACGCATACAACAAAATTGTTGTAAGAAGTATAGGAACCATCAGTCTCCAAAGATTAGTGGCGCGGAGTCGCCCCAGCAACGGCAGTTGCCACTCTTGTCACTTTTTTGCCGCTAAGTTACAAATATGCAGCATTTTTTATAACTTTTCGAAATGATTGCTGGCAAGCATATTCCATTCGGCGATTAAAAAATTAGAGCTGAAACACAAATTATCAGAATTCAGCCTAAAAACTCAGAAAATTGCGCAAAAACCGAAACCCAAAGCGTTCTTACGCAGAAATCTGCGTACTTGATCATTTCTTAATGCTGTCTATTGTTACTTTTAAGTATCGACAGGGAGCTGAGCAATGAGCATCAATCAACAGCCTTACCAGGTGATGATTACCGCATTAAAGGGCATGCACCAATACACGGGCCTGCTTAAGAATTTCTCTAAAAAACACAACCTTCCGTACTCAACGTTAATCCGAATCGCAAAAGGCGAAACCAAGCGCTGCCACTTTGAAGTGGCGAAAAAAATCCTCTCTGCACTCAAGTGTGACAACGAAGTGCAGCTCTTTCTGATAGACCCCACCCAACCGGAGAATAGACATGGCTGATGTAATCGATCAAGCGAATGAGCTACAAGAAATGCGCATTGCTCACCAAATAGAAAATCGCAATAACGAACGTCTGATTAACACCGGTCGTTGCCACTATTGCGACAGCCTGACCGGCGACCGTTGCTTTTGTGACGTGGATTGCCGCGACGATTTCGAGTTTATCAACAGAGCGCGTTAGTTATGCCACGTATCCGAACCATCAAGCCTGAATTTTGGTCTAGCGAACCTCTCGCGTATGTCTCAGCTGAAGCGCAGCTGTTAGCGATAGGCTTGCTGAACTTCGCTGATGATGAAGGTTATTTCAACGCTAACCCTAAGCTGGTAGAGAGCTTTGTATTCCCGATACGGGAGTTATCCAACAACATTACCGTACTGCTACGGGAGCTGTCCGAAATAGGCTACATAGCACTGTTCACAGGCGACCATCTTCAAGACGGACGACACCGCATTATTGGGCATATCACTAACTTCGAGGCCAATCAGGTCATCAATAAGAAGAAAGCTAGTGAAATCAAAAAGTTTGTATCAGGACTGTATGACGACTACACCGCTACGGTATCGGTACCTTTAGGAAAGGAAAGGAAGGGAAAGGAAGGGAAAGGAAAGGAAGGGAAAGACAACATGCCCGGAGCCGAAACAAGTTTCAGCTCCAGCCCCAAACCTTCGCCTGAACAAACTCTGCCAAATCCTATTGAAGAAGAAGTGATCATCGAGCTTCACACGAATCGAAACAATCAGACCTTTAAGTTCACCGCAACTCACCTTCAAGAAGTGAGTTCTTTTTATCCTGCCGTGGACTGCCGAACAGAGATAAACAAAATCGCTGCATGGCTCTACGCCAACCCTACCAAACGGAAAACAGCTGGGGGGATGCTGCGATTCGTCAATAACTGGCTATCGAAGGCGCAAGACCGTGCGATGAATACACCGACCGGCCAAAGCTCAACCCCGAACAACAACGGAGTTAGTCATGGACAACGCAAATCAAACACCCAATCAGCGCTCAACGTCGCAGAGCAAGTCGCAGCAGACGCAAGACGAGGCCGCGACAATGGTTGAGCTGGTGGCTAGCGCGTTGATCCCGGCGATGTTGATGTATACCCGCGATTTCGCCAGTCGTTTTGGTGAGCAGACCGAAACCGTGATTTACGAATTTGCCAACGTACTGGAAGAAGCCGGGATAACGCCAGAGCAATTTCGCCGTGGCATCGCTCGCTTTAAAGACCGCGCAGGCTTGCAACCTTGGACCGTGAACCCTGCCGAGTTTGTTGAACTGTGCAAACCGCAACCAGAAGACGTTGGCTTGCCTTCGCGGGAAAACGCATTCAAGGAGTTTTGCCGCCACGGTCGCTGGCCAGCCGATCACAAATGGAGTCATGCCGCTGTGTATGTCGCCGGTCAACGAGTTGGTCATTTCGCGTTAACCCACACCAACGAACGCGACTCAATAGCGCGATTCAATAAGCGCTATGACGAAGTGGTGAAAGCCATTCGCGATGGTGCCAACTTTGATGATGAAGTTCCAACGCCGGCCCAGGCACCAAACGAATCGCGCCGAGCCAAACCAGAACGAGTGTCTGCCGATTGCGCAAAGTTGCGCGAGCAGCTGCGGAGAGCCAAATGAAACGCCTCGAACAACAGCATCAGACCAGTCTAGTGTCCTGGTCCAAGAATCAACCGCTTGGGAGGTATTTCCCTGAGTTTGGCAATACCCGACTATTTGATTACCTATTCGCCGTGCCGAACGGTGGTTTTCGCAACAAGCGCGAAGCCGCACGAATGAAAGCGGAGGGTGTGAAAGCCGGTGTGTCCGATTTGTTTTTGTCACTACCGGCGCATGGCTTACACGGTCTGTACATCGAAATGAAAGCGCCAAAACCTCACGGCAAAGCACCAACTAAATTGCAGCGCGATTGGCTTACTCGCATGAGTACCGTCAATTACGCCACTGCGGTTTGCTACGGCTGGGACGAAGCTAAAACGGTCATTCTTGCCTACTTGCAAGGTCAGTTTGAGAAGGTGGCGAAGTGAACATAACTCTTGAACGCCTATTCACCACTCCTGCGCTCAAAACCGCAAACTGGCACAGTGGTGGCGGTCGCTCAGTGATTCGCTTTGAAAGGGAAGATGCCCTGGGCATCATCTCCCAGCTAGAAGCGAACTGTCCGATTGGCTGTTACATGCTCGCCGTTCGGATAGCCAACTGCCCTATATCTGAAGCCAAGTTGAAGGTAAGTATCACTGGCACCTTAATCCAGCGTGGGTTTACCGAAGACAAAGCAAAAGCATTAGCCATTGTGTTGTTAGCTGAGCACGTTGGCACCACCAAATGTCCTAAGTGCCGTGGTACCGGCGAACGCATTTCTCGCCGCTACGGAACAATCCGCCTATGTAACGATTGCGGTGGCTCCGGCCAGATGCAATTCACCACCAAGCGCTTGGCGCGTCGATTCGCCAACGAGCTCGGGCGCAAATACCCGCACGCCAAATTCCTTAGGAACTGCTACCCGCACTATCAGCGACTCGGCAACGAGCTGCTTGATCACCTCAGCAAAGCGCAAAGCTTCGCTCGCACCTTACTTAACGAACTGAATTGGGAATGAGTTATGACTGATCCTAAAAAAGAACCAGTGATCATCGACCTAAGCGACCCCAAGTGCTGCCTGGTAATCACCAATGAGAAGGCGGAAAACCCGATATATATCCGCTTGCCCGATCTGGTCCAAGCGATTCAGACGCAAATAGTTCAGCAACTGACCGCGATCCCGGAGCTGATTGGCGCTGGCCTGTCGATGGATATGGATAACGGCATCGAGTTCGGCATGGGCATTCTTGGTTGTGATGACGAGGGAGAAGGCGATACCGAATTTGGTTTTGACTTCGTTGGTCACTGCGAAACCTTTATCGACGAACTATCTGAGCCGTTGCCAAAGGTAAGTAACCCTGTCGAAGCTGCCATGCTGTTTGAAGAACAATACAGCGATAACTTTGAGCTCTTGGGGTATATCTACAACGGCTCCTGTGACCCCGAACTGAAACTTGATGAAAAGCTACTCAACGAGTGGGCGCACCTAGAAAGCGCTGAAAACGGCGAACTCACCTACACCATGCAGGACAAAGTCTTCTGCAAAATCCAGCTCAAAAACTTCAGATACGAAAACGACGACAAACGCTTGGTGTTCATCGTGGACTTTCAAGCCGTCGATCCCAAGTTATTACCAGTCTCAGCAGGAGAATATCACTATGGAAGCACAGCAAAGCACTAAGCCATTAGGTAGCGCTCAAGCCGCCAAATACTTTGGTGAGCACAAGCTGGCGCATACCCACACGGTCCGCATCCCAAACGACAAACTGGAATCGGAAGGCATTGATTGGAGTCAGTTGGTCGTAGGTCAGCGCAACTTCGTGATGCGTTGGGCGCTTGCCTTGGTCTGTGAGGAAGTGGGCTGCAATGTGGTTGATGGTCGTCAGCTGCTATCCATTGGCCATGAAGATGCGATTGAACTGTACGCCTTCGACAAGAAGCACTTTTTGCACCTGTACGAGCCCGAACTGTACGAGTGTGAAGGCTATCACGAACTGGTTCAGCCGTTCGCTTTCTACTTTCCTCGCCCAGTCGAGTTTCGGGAGCAAACCGATGATCAGTAAACAACTGCTCGAGCTGGACAGTCTGCTAGTGGATGACTTGAAGCTGCAGGCCGAACGCTTGCGCAATAGCCACAGTCAAGACGACCGCGAACTGCGCACGCTGCTCATTCGCACAACCGCTTGGGTCCAGGCGATGAAAATCCAACTAATCAAACAAAACATGAGGAAGGTGCTCCATGGCTGATCTTAGTTTTTGGTACTGGCTTTACTTGTATGCGCTAAGCGCCCCGGTGGCGGTGATGTATATCTTTTGGCTCGAGCGCTTTGAGTCGCGAGTGTTTCAGCTCAAGAGTCTTATTTGGATCACCGCCTTCTGGCTACCCACGTTAATCCTGATGGGACTAGAGCGCCTGAACACCCTCGATTACTACATTCGCAATCCGTTCTCTAAGGAATAAGTCATGAGCTTTTTACGTATGCGAACCAAAGCTGATCCGCACTTGCTCGATCGCCTAGCGCGAGCCTTAGAAACGCAAACCGAAATGCTAAGGGAACTGCATGCTCACTACATGGCCGGTAAAGGAATACCCGAATCGCTTTGGATACGAGTATCAACGTCCGCCTGGGCCAATAAGGCGCTGGTTGATTCAGAAGAAGTGCAGGCGAACCGCCAACGAGCTCGAAAGGCTTAACCATGAACGGCGTAAAGGTCGAAATTAACGTCATCTTGCGCAACGTTCGCACGGCTCAACGGCGACACCGCGCTTTGTATCTAAAGGCGAACGAAAGGCGTCAGCTCAAGATCCGCGAATACTGCGCAATGATGATTTACCAACTCGATAACGACGATGACTTTCAGCCTGAAGAACGCGGCTGGAATTTCCCACTGCCTCAAAACCACGAAGCCGACTATCAACGCATCATCGATCAACTAACCGATGCGTCAGTGATTGGTGATTCGGCGGTACTCAATGAAGCGGAGCTAGAAGCGCTAATTCTGGATAACTGGCCATGGAGCCGGGAGTTCCGCAATACCCTGCGCTTTTACAACATGACGGAGGACAGTCCATGCGAACCAGCATAAGCAAACCGCCTAAAGGCGCAACGCACTACTTAAGTGACGGTCTGTGTCGCGTCTATTACCACCTACAACCTAATCGCCTTAGCGTATGGCTAAGGAATGACTGGCAAGTGTCAGCAATGACAATCACCGAAGCCTATACCCGACTAACCCCAATCCACTTTAGGAGCTAACCATGGATTACCCAGAACAAGTTAATGCACCAAAAACCCAAATCTCAGCGAAAGCGCCGGTCCTCCCAAGCTTTGAACGCATAGCAGATTCGTTTAGCTCGGTAGTGAGCGTTAAGAAGCATCTTGAAGAGGTGGCAATGTTTCTTGGCGTAGAGCTGGTAGCAAACCCCAAGGCGGATCAAGACGCGCCAACACCCAATTTGGTCGCTGCGCTAAATCATTACCCCGCACGCACCAATGAAGAATGCCACGAAATCCATCAGCTCATCGATCAAATCGCTGATGCCCTTCGATAAGGAATCCACCATGCAAAACCAAAGAACACAACAGATGGTTTTTGAAGTCCGAGATAACCAAGTCTACAACCCGGACGGCTGCTTGATTGGCTCGATGGTCGGCACGTTCACGCCATTTGAGAAATCAACCCGATTAAGCGTTAAGGAGCTAACCGCGCTGCAGGCCAGTGGCTATACCGCTGATGATTTGATTGAGCTGCGAAAAGCGGAGGTGATCTAGTGAGTGAAGTTACTCGCAAAATCGTGTGTGCAGCTGTGCGCGTGGGAACGTTCGTGGTACTAGGGCCGCGTCATTACAGCCAACCGATGCACGAACAAATCAAATGGATCGAGTCGCATACTCGCATCCCCTGGAAGAAACTGCGCCAAAGCTACGGCGAGGAACAAGGCTTCATCGATCAGTTCGGTCAATTCTACGACCGTAAGCAAGCGATGGAGTTAGTGAAATCCAATGGCCAACCGTTTGACCTGAAGCGCAACGGCGGCAGTGGCGACGAGCTGTATTCCGAAGGACTGTATTAACCCAAGTTTCAATCAGTCTCGATGCAAGCTGTTACCAGGGGCCGATGAATCCTTTATCATTGCTACGGGGAGAACCAACGTAATGACCTTTAAGCGATACAACCCGGACCGGATTAACGTTTTATCCAGTGGCGGTGGCACACAATCAAACGCGATGATCGTTTTAATCTCGCAAGGCAAGTTGCCAAAACCAGATCTGATCGTGATGGTCGATACTGAACGTGAAATGTCGAACGTCTTTGATTATCAGCGCGAACACATTCTGCCACTGTGCGAAGCGATGGGTATTGAATACCATATCATCAAAAAAAGTGAGTACACCGAGCACGACCTAACAACCAAAAACGATGACGAGAGAGTGTTGCCACCATTCTTCATTGTGAACGACGACACTGGCGAGATAAGCAAGATGCCAGGCTTTTGCTCAGGAAAGTGGAAAACTGAACCGTTTCAGAGACACATCAACAAGCTATACGGTGAAAAGTACGCGACCAAGCGCGGCGTGGAAGTGTGGCTGGGTATCACTATCGACGAGGCTCAGCGCGTTAAAGTCACTGGTGGTAAATGGAATCGCGTCTACCCGCTAGTTGAAATGATGCTCACCAGGCAAATGTGTATTCAGATTGTTGAAGACGCTGGCTTGCCTACGCCACCGCGCTCGCATTGTTGGATGTGTCCAAACCGACACAATAACGACTGGGCAGATATGCAAGCCAATCACCCTGAAGAGTTTGCAAAGGCGGTGGAGTTTGAGAAGAACCTGATAGCTAAGTGGCCACAATACCGGGTTAATCGTTCAGCCGATCCTTTGGGCGTACAAACCTTTGTGGATGATGGGCGCGGTACTCAACTCGACTTGATCCAATTTTGTGACACTGGAATGTGCTTCACCTAGAAGGGGGCTGCGATGAACTCAAACAAACCAAAAGTAGCAGGCTTGCCCAATCAGTTCCATATCGACTTAAAGCCTTGGGTAGATCCTGACGGTATACGCCAATCGGTTTTTAGAGCCGAAGATAGCGTGATCAAGCAGGCTTGCCGACAAATTGCCGAGCTTCAGGAAAAAACGGCAGAGCAAGCGCTGATTTTAAGGTTGAGGCGTGAACTAGACGAGGCGATGAAAAGTGAGTCAAAGGTATTGGTACGGTTAGTCGAGCATATTAAAAAGAAAGCTAAAAGCGATATGGACGCATTACTAAAAGTCAGAGAGTGCATATCTCTTCTGCAAACTAAGTTTGAGGAAATTGAGGACGAAATCACCCGCAAGCAGTACAAGAGGACTCCATGATCCATTATCACGGCGGCCCTATAACACCTGATACTTGCGCAATCAAAGCATGGCATGGACGTCATGCGTTTGTCAGCTATGCGCGACCAGACCAATTAGGGTTAGCTAGTGAGATTTGTCAGAGCTTTGCATTCGATAATGGAGCCTTTACTAAGTGGAAACAAGGCGGGGAAATCAATTGGACTGGTTATTATGATTTCGTTGAACATTGGAAGAATCACCCACGCTTTGATTTTGCCATTATCCCTGACGTTATAGGTGGTGGCGAAGTCGAGAACGATGAACTAATTAGTTTGTGGCCTCATGGAGCATGCGGCGTTCCCGTTTGGCACATGAATGAATCAGACGAGCGATTTATTCGATTGTGCGAAGAGTTTGATCGTGTGGCTATCGGGAGTTGTGGAGAGTACGACGTTAAATACCCGAAGAAATGCGTAGCTAGGCTTAAGGATGTTATTCGTCATGTAGTTGATGCGAACGGCTATCCAATCGCCAAACTTCACGGACTTCGTATGTTAAACGGACGAATTTTCTCTCAACTACCACTTGCCAGCGCGGACAGTACCAATGTGGCTCGAAATATCGGGATCGACAAAGCTTGGAAAGGTACCTAACAGCCGCACTCAAAAGAAACCCGAACTCAGATTCTCGTAGAGCGTATAGAGTCTGTTAACTCAGCTTCCGCTTTACTTTACGATGAAGAGCGAGATCGCATATCCACGCAACTCGCCTTTGAGATATGAGTATTCACTGAGCCCTCACTGAACCCTCACTGAATACTCAAAACCAATCAGTGAAACAGCGGTTAACCTTCGTTGAGCGTTAACTGAAGCGAGAAAAGCGATGGAATGGAATCGAATCCTTGGTGCAGTAAGCATGCGCAAAAGTGGAATGTTAAAGCGAGAGGTTAGAATTCATTAACTTCTCGCTCATTTATTTTTCAGCGCCGGCCCTTCAACTATTTTTTTTGATTTGGCTCGAACGCTTCACAAATCACAAAAATAAGTTTATTAATTTCTTAATGGTGGGTCGTTCCCACTGTTGAAGCATCGTCTGATGTGAATCCGTACACAACCACCCTTTGATACCCGCACCAATTTGGCTGCGGGTTTTCTTTTTCTGGGGACTTTATGAAATTAGCAAAAGCTCTTACCGCGCTGGGGTTCACCGCTGCGGTCGCCTTCGCTGGCGCGTTCATCGCTGAAAAGGAAGGCGTGATGCTCACCACTTATGTTGACCCTGCCGGGATCATGACGGCTTGTTACGGTCACACCAGCCCAAAACTGAAAGAAGGTCAGGTATTCACGGAAGCCGAATGCTTAGAGAAGCTGGCCAAAGACTTAAGCCGCCACAACGACGCACTGCTTAAGCTCACCGCGCCACTGCATTTAACCCGAGGCGAGCACATCGCCTATTTGAGTTTCATCTACAACGTTGGCCCAGGCGCGTTCGAGCGCTCCACGCTTCGCGCTTATCTGATGCAAGGGCATCGACTGAAAGCCTGCAATGAGTTGCGTCGCTGGGTTTGGGCGAACGGCGTTAAGCTGCCGGGCCTAGTCTCTCGGCGCGAACAAGAACGCCGCTACTGTCTGCGCGGGGTACTGAGCAATGCTTAGGTTATTGGGTAATGGCCAAACGCTATTGATTGGCGCGGTGCTTATCGTGGCGGTCGTGATGGGTTTGTTCATGGGCTCACTCTATCTCAAGGCCGAACGCTACAAGGCGGAGCGCGATCACGCGGTACTGGCGCAACAAGTCCTGCAAAGCGATCTCGATGCACTCACCCAAACCGTTCGCAACCAGGAAGCCGAAAAGCAACGCCTTAAGGCCGAATATCAACGCCTGGTCCTGCTCAATCAACGCAACGAACAAGCCAAAGCGGCGATTGGTGCCGCCTATCAACAGCAACTGACCGCGCTCGATGCGCTAAGGGCTGAGAATGAACAAGTTAAACGCTGGGCTGATAGTCCTGTGCCTAACGATATTAAGCGGCTGCTGCAGCACGGAGCCGATCACTCGAACGGTGACAGTGACCAAAGTGCAGCTAGAGCCACCACCCGAATCGCTCATACCCAGTTGCCCGATACCCCGCTTTACTGGCAACACCAATGCCGAGCTGACCGAATACACACTGGCCTTACTTAAAACCTTGAAGCAATGCCAGAGCGATATTCAACAGCTCAGGGATTGGAGAAGCGGAGTAACCCAACCATGACAGAGCATCTTAGTACCTCGAAAACTCTAGCCGCCCTTAGCTATTCAGCGTCCGCCGGTACCATTACTGGTGGCGTTTTTTCCGTTCACGATTTTGCCGTTTACTGCGGGATAGTGCTCGGGGTACTGACCTTTGTTGTGAACTTTATTTATCAAGTGCTCAAAGACCGTCGCCATAAGCGTGAACACTTACTGACGATGGAGATTAAAGAGCGCGAATTGAAGCAAGCCGCATCCGATGGCCAAAGCTGATGAATTCGATTGGTCGGGATACACCGGCCAACAGCGCAAGTTCGTGCTTGCCTACATCGCAGACAAGAAACACTGCGCTACCCACGCGGCTGAAGAAGCGGAATACAAGCATCCCAAAGTGAAGGGCTCGCAGCTGCTTAAGAACGACAAAATCAAAGCGGCAATCGCTTGGCACATGGAGCGGCTGTGTACTAAGTACACCGTCACTGCCGATCGCGTGGTTCAGGAGCTGGCCAAAATCGCCTTCTTTGATATGCGCGAGCTCTACCACGACAACGGACTGTTAAAGCGCCCGGACGAATTACCGGCTGAAGTCGCTGCGGCACTGTCGGGAATTAAAACCCGAGTGGATGAAGAAGGCATGTATATCGAGCACGATTATCGCACCAGCTCTAAGTTGCATGCGCTCGAGCTGCTGGGCAAGAACCTCAAGATGTTTACCGACAAGATCGACCTGAACATCAAGCGCCCGTTGGTGGAAATCAACTTGATGGGGCGCGGCAACAAACCAAAGAGCTAGCGCATGGCTCAACAGAAATATCGTTTCGACATTATTGCCCAGGGCGAAGTGTTGGAAGAGTACATGCTTGGGCGCGAACCAGTCACGATGCTGATGGGTCCGCTTGGCTCAGGCAAGACTTACGGCAGCTGCATGCGCGTGTTCAATCAAATGTGTGAACAGGCGCCAAACGCTACCGGCATTCGCAAGAGTCGCTGGATTGCGGTTCGTAACACCTACCCGGACTTGAAAGGCACGACCATCAAGGACTGGCAGGAGCTCTACCATAACGCCGATGTGCAACTGGGCAAGTTCAACATGGACTTTCCACCGACGCACAGCCTGAACTTTGATTTGCCGGATGGTACCACCGTTCAATCGGAACTGGTGTTTATGGCGCTCGACAGACCCGACAGCGTGAAGAAGCTGCGCGGGATACAAACCACCGGCTTTTGGCTTAACGAAGTCAAGGAGCTGGCAAAGCCAATTGTCGATATGTGCGACGGTCGCCACGGTCGATACCCGAGTGCAATGGATGGCGGTCCAAGCTGGCACGGCATGATTGGCGATTACAACGCGCCGGATGATGATCACTGGCTTTATGAGTTAGCCGAGAAGATTAAGCCTGAAGGTTGGCACTTCTTACGACAGCCCGGCGGTGTGATTGAGCACGTTCGCGGTGAAGGCAAGAACCGCTATAGCGAATGGGTACCAAACCCTGACGCTGAGAACCTGAATAACTTGCCTGATGGCTATTACATTCGCCAAGTCGAATCGAAAGCCGATGACTGGATTCGCGTTAACCTCGCCAATCAATATGGCACCGTGGCGGACGGTCTACCGATTTATCGCGGTCAGTGGAACGATGTGCTGCACGTATCGAAATTCAATCAGCTGCCGCTACCCAAGCACGGCAAGTTGCTGATGGGTTTTGACTTCGGACGCACCCCGGCTTGTATCCTGGGCCAATTGACCCCGAACGGTCAGTTGCGCGTCATTCGTGAGTTCATTTCCGAAAACATGGGGATTCGGACCTTCTTGGACGAGTTGATCCCAATCCTCAAAAAAGATTACCCCAACATGCCCAAGGCGTGCTGGGAAGCGTATTGCGATCCGTCAGGGCTCGGTAAGTCGGACACCGACGAGAATAGCCCGATTGAGATCTTAAACACCGAATACGGCATTTTGGCGTATGGCACCACCTCGAACAAACCCGAGAATCGCTGGGAGTCAGTGCGCTACTTCTTGAACAATGCCGAACGCGATGATGCGAACTTTGTGCTCTCGCCACAATGCTCCGTATTGCGCAAAGGCTTCAACGGTGGCTATCAGCTGCGACGCATTCAAGTAGCCGGTGATGCTCGCTACACCAGCATTGCCGACAAGAACAAGTTTTCTCACCCGCATGATGCGCTTCAGTACCTGTGCCAAGGGGCTCAGGGCGAAGTGAACTACGCGGCGACCGACGAGTTTTACGGTGGACAGCCACCGACCCAAACCGCCGACTCACTAGCAGGATATTAACCCCATGAGTGACAGCCCGAAGAACACTTATCGTAAGAATTACGAACATGAGTACGACCCGAAATCTAAGGTCGATGCGCTTGCGATGGACTTGGAGCTAAAACTTTCTGACACCATGACAGACCGCAACCTTGTGGAAATGCGCATGGTAGAAGACTTGCGCAACTACAACGGCATTTACGATCCCGAAACGCTGAAAGCCATCAAAGAGAACGACGGTTGCCAGGCATTCATCAAGCTCACTAAAGCCAAGACCAACGCCGGTAAGGCGCAATTGATTGATTTGCTGTTTCCCAATGACGATAAGAACTGGGGCATCGACCCTACGCCCGATCCTGATTTAGCGGCAATGGTGGAAGACGAAGAAACCCCGTTCCGTGAAGGCGATTTTCAGTTTAAAGACCAGCAAGGCAATATCGTTTCCCGCTCACAAGTCGCCAAGCGCAAGCAGGCTATGGTCGATGAAGCGTGCGACAAGATGCGACAAAAGATTGATGACCAGTTGGTCGAAACTCGCTACAACGCCAAATCACGCCGCATCATTCATGATGCCTGTGTGGTTGGTAGTGGTGTGGTTAAAGGTCCGGTGGTACTGGGCAAGACTGACAAGGTTTACCTCAATACGCCTGAAGGTTTTCAGCAAGTGCTCAAGCACAGCTTTGTTCCGGGCTGCGAAGTGGTACGCCCTTGGGATTTCTTTCCGGATATGTCTGCCAGCACGATTGAAGAAGCTGAGTTCGTATTCGAGCGCCGTTTTCTTTCGCGCAAGCAAGTCCGCAACTTACCGCGCCGTCGAGGCTTTGATCGGGACCGCGTAAAGAAGCTGCTGGCCATGACAGCGCAGCAAACACAGCATCGCTCCACCTACATGGATGACATTCGCACCTTAGCCGGTTTGAGTGACACCTTAAACGATACCCGCTTTGAAACGTGGGAGTATCACGGTCCGATTGCTCGCGAAGTGCTTGAAGAGCTCGAAGTGATTGAGCCGATGGACGAAGAGCATGAGGATTACCAGGACGAGATTGATGCCGTGGTGTTCTACTGCGGTGGCATTGTTCTAGGCGCCAAACTCTCGCTGATGGAATACAGCCAAGCGATGCCTTATCGCGTGTTTTGCTGGGAGCCGGATGATGCGTGTATTTTTGGTTATGGTATCCCGCGTTCAGTACGCGACGAGCAAAGCATTATCAACGCCTTCTGGCGCATGATGGTGGATAACGGTGCCATTACCTCCGGTCCGCAATTGGGTATTCGTAAGGACCGCGTGAAGCCGCGTTCGGGCGAAGACTGGAAGTTGCGACCCAAGAAACTGTGGGAGCTCAACGGCAACGTTCAGGACATTAAGCAAGCCATGAGCGCGTTTGAGTTCAACAACCACATCGCTGACCTATCCAGCGTTTACCAAGTCGCTCGCGTGCTGTTTGACGAAGTTTCTGGCGTGCCAATGCTGCAACAAGGCGAGCAAGGCCCGGCCAGTCAAACCTTGGGCGGCATGAGCATGCTAATGAACGCCGCTAATACCGTTCGCCGTGAACAGGTGAAGTATTGGGATGATCATATCACCACGCCGCTAATCAGCGACTTCTACCACTTCAACATGGAACACAGCGACGATAACGAAATTAAAGGCGATTTCCAGATCCAAGCACGCGGCACCAGCGCTTTACTGATTAAAGAGCAAGTGGCGCAAGCGATGACCAATTTCATTAACACCGCTGGCAATAGCGAAGTCTTTAGGCCAGTGCTGGCGCTAAAAGCTACTGAGATCCTACGCGAATGGGCGAAGACTCAGCAGTTGCCGAAGTCGATTATTCCTACCGAAGACGAGCTCAAGGCTTATCACAAGCAACAGGAAGAGAGCGCTGGCCAACCGAGCGACCCGGCGATTGTGGTTGAGCAGATGCGCCAGCAAGGTCAACAAGCGAAGATGGCGTTTGAGAAGGAGTTAGCGCAACAGAAGCATCAAATGGATATGTCTGAATTGCACCTCTCTGCGCAAACCAAACAGCAAGAGATTGCCGCTAGCATGCAAGCTAACGAGTCTGCCGAGCGCATCGAAGTGATGAAGCTGGCCCAGGCGAAGCAAATCAATACCGAGAAGCTACTCACTGAGCTTGAGAAGATCCGAACTCGCAATCAGTTGGAGTGGGATAAATTCATGGCCGAAGTACGCATTAAGCAAAATGCCGGTCAAACCGCTAACTACGGCTTGGAGTAAGTCATGAGCCTTCTCACTTGGAGCAAAGTCGCTAAGCGCCTTGAGCGAGAGCGTCAGGAGTTGCTAGAAGACTTAGCCGAAATGCGCGACCCCATCGACGCCGCCGAGATCCGCGGACAGATAGCGCAGATTAAACACATTCTGGACGATTACCCGAGCACGCCTGAACTGGCAGACGACTAATCGCCCCTCAAATACCGACCGCCTTTTGGCGGTTTTTTTATACCCGCTGTTGAGCGGGTTTTTTTATGGACTGCAAAGAGGCACACCATGAGTAAAGACCAAGCACAACAGCAATCAAGCGCAGCCCCGACCGTGGAAACGGAAGAGGATGCAATCAACGCATTTAACGAATTAACCGAGGAAAACGCAGGCTCGAAAGACCCTAGCAGTACCGAGGATGACGTTAATGAGTTGGATCAGCCGGGCAATAAAGACGAGCCAAAGGCATCGGACGACGACACCCCAAACGACCCTCCTGGTGAGGAAGACATTTGGGCTGGCGCGACTGACGCACAACGCGAAGCCTTTAACGCTTTGGCACAACAGAACCAGCAGCTTCACAACGATGTGCAGGCCAATGCAGGCCGCGTTTCTGGTTACTCCCGCAAGGTGAGCGAGCTTGAAAAGCAACTGCAGCAAGCACAGCAGCCGAACGCCGGTTCTGGCGAAGGCAAACCCGAGGATGACCCTAACAACACTGACCCGGATCAAGGCGACTTGGCGGCTCAGTTGCGTGAGGACTTTCCCGAAATTGCCCAGTACATAGACGAACGATTAAGCCCGATAGAGCAGCAGCGACTTGCCCAGGAGCAAGCGCAGCGCGAGCAGTCGGAAGTTCAAGCTTTACTGCAACGTCACCCGGACGCAGCCACATTCCAAAGCGACCCCGCTTTTGGGAACTGGTTATCACAGCAGCCGGAATTCGTGCAAAAGGCGGCGAACTCCAAACTCGCCAGCGAAGTCAGTGGCGCTCTCGATCTCTATAAGGCGTCGAGCAGCTTCCAATCTTCGGACCAGAAGCCACCCGCTCAAGCCTCACAACAATCGCAACAAACCAAGTTGTCTCAGCATGCCGAGTTGCCCCGCAAAGGCGGAGCGCGTGCGCAAGTCGCTGATGACGACGTTGATCCGATTGATTACTTCAACCAAATCACTAGCTAACTCTAGGAGTCTGTTATGGCTAATACTTACGGCGATCTTGGTGCGCGTTTAGGCGCCTATGCCGAAAAGAAAATGTTGGAGCACGCTGAACCTATCATCGTGTTATCCAAAATGGGCTTGAACAAGCCTATGCCCCGCAACAAAGGCGAAGTTATTAAGTTTCGTCGCCCAATCCCGCTACCACCAGCGCTTACTCCGCTGACTGAAGGTGTGCGTCCATCTAGTACCGATTTTCGTTACGACGATGTAGAAGCCACCTTGCAGCAGCATGGTGCTTGGATGCCGCTGAGCGACAAGGTTAACGATCTGCATGAAGACCCAGTGGGTTCTGATATGTCGATGATGGCCGGTGAGCAAGCGGCGGAAACTGTCGAAATGATCACCTTCGGTGAGCTTATCGGTGGTACCAACGTGATTTACGCCAATGGCGTAAGCGCACGTAACCAAGTGGTTGCCCCGTTAACCATTCGCGAGCAGCGTCTAGCGGTTCGCACCCTGAAGGCGGGACGCGCCAAGAAGATCACCAGCATCTTATCTGGCAGCGTGAACTACTCGACCACTCCGGTGGAAGCGGCGTATGTGGCTGTGTGTCACACCGACATTGAAGCGAGCATTCGTAAGATGCCGAACTTCACCCCTGTTGCAGAGTACGGCTCTCGTAAGCCTATCTGCATGGAAGAGTTGGGCAGCGTAGAAGATGTGCGTTATGTGTCTTCACCGCTGTTTGACCCTTGGATTGATGCCGGTGCCGCGCACGGTGACACCGCTATTTCGACTGGTGGCACTAGCTCGGATGTGTATCCGGTGTTGTTCCTGGCGCAGAACGCGTTTGGCTGTATCCCGCTGAAAGGCTCTAAGCAAGCCGGTGGCGCGATCAAGCCGATGGTTCGCCAGCCTGGTAAGCCTGAGCATGGCGACGAGTTGGGCCAAAACGGTTCCGTTGGTTGGAAGACTTGGTATGTCGCCAAGATCCTCAACGATGCGTGGATGGTCCGTGTCGAGGTGGGTGCCGAGGTCGATCCTTCATAACCTAACCCCGCTATCTAAGGCTCCCTTTTTTGGGAGCCTTTTTTATGCCCAATTGGAGACAACCCCATGGCAATAACCAAAAAAACTTCGACTGCCCAGCTTGTGAAATACGCAGCTGAGACACACGGCGTTGATTTGAAAGGTCAAGACCGCAAAGACGTTATCGCGTTTCTTGAAGAGCAAGAACCGGCTCTATTCGAAGCAACGGCCAATCCAACTGCCGCTCCAAAGGCCGGTAAGAAACAACCGAGTAAAGTCACTCTTCGAGTTTTCTCAGATAACGACGAAGGCTTGAATTACATTCAGGTCATCTTCAACAGTGTGCCTTACCAAATTAAAAAGGACGAAGAAGTTACGGTGCCTTATGGCGTTTATGACATTCTGCGGAACGCCATCCAGAAGCGCTACAAAACAGTGAAAGATCCAGTCACTCAACAAAACATCCTGAAAGAGTCGAAGGTTCAACGCTGGCCTTTCGAACCGATTGCATTCATTGACTAGGGCTCGCCATGACGTTTTTAGAAATGGTCGCCCTGCTGCGACTGGAATCAGGTTTGTCCGGGCAGTCGCAGTTACTGACTACTGAAAACCAAAGCGGGATTAACGAGCGGTTGGTGAACTGGGTTCAGCAAGCCAACCGTGAAATCCAACAAGCTCAGGATGATTGGCGCTTTTTGTGGCGCCGTGATTCAAGTTCACTAATTGTGAACCAGTGGGAATACCGAGCCGGTGAGCTTGGTATCAGTACCCCAACCAAATTCAACAAGCTCAAGATTGTTCGCAACTTGCGCTTACTCGAATGGGAAGAGTGGGATGCCGAGTTTGACGGTCGCCAAGACGAAACCGGTATGCCAACGGTCGCGGTGATTGCACCGAATAACCGTATCTACCTCTACCCAACGCCCGATCAAGCCTATGACTTGCAGATAAGCTACCAGCGTATCTACAACAACCTAGTTCGGGATCATCATCGCAGCCTGGTCCCTGCTCAGTATCACGACTGCATCGTTTACAAGGCGCTGATGTATTACGCGCTGTATGAAAGTGACGATGACCTTTATACCAAGGCGAGCATGCGCTTTGGCGACCTCTACAATCAGCTGTGCATCGACCAGCTGCCTTCGGTAAGGGTTTAGCATGCGTCGATACAGTAACGCGCCGGTTCGCTTGTATGGCGGCTTAAACCTCGCCATGGCCGATAGCGATGTACCGCCGGGCATGTGTCGCCAGCTAACCAACATCGAGATAGACCCGCTTGGGCGCTATCGCCGCGTATTAGGCTTTGAGCGCTTTGACGGACGCAGCTCGCCCACCACGATTCAGATTGGTGATCTGCCGGATTACCCATTCCCCGATAACGAGACTGCACTGGCGGCGTTAGATGCTGCTATGGATGCGCAACGCGCTTTGATTCAACCAGTGCCAGGCGAAGGCCCGGTGATCGGCGCGTTCCTGTATCAAGGCGAAGTGTTTGCGATGCGCAACGAAGTCGGTGGCGCTGAGGCGAAGTTATATAAAGCCACCGCAACTGGCTGGCAAGTAATAGTGACCCCAACGCTAAACGCTGGCGGTCAACTCGAAACCCGCCTGATGAACTTTAAGGGCAACGCCGATGCCGTGAAAATCTATGGCGTCGATGGTAAGAATCCCGCCTTCTCATTTGATGGCACCACCTTTACCCAAATCGCCGGCCCCATTTCCCCGGATGCGCCAATCACCATTGAAGCGCTGCCTAGCCAAGTGTTGTTACTCGGCTATCGTGGCGGTTCGTTTGTGTACTCAGCGGTTGGTGAGCCGACTGACTTCACTGCCAACAACGGTGGTGGTGAAATCGCTGTCGGTGACGAGATCACGGCGATGGCAGTGCAACCGGATAACACTTGCGCGATTGGCTGTAAGAATCGTACCTACGTGCTTTATGGCACCAGTGATGCCGACTTTCAGCTGAAGAGCTTAAGCACGCGCATCGGTATGCGCTCCGGTACTGTGCAAACGATTAGCGATTCGGTGTTTGTCGATGATCGCGGTCTGACCCAATTGCACCGCATTCAAGAGTTCGGTGACTTTGACCAGGCACTGATTAGCCAAGCGGTCGAATCCCTGTTGGTGAACAAGATTGAGCAAATCACTTGCTCGATGGTCGTTAAGGCCAAAAACCAATATCGCCTCTTTTTCGATGACGGTACCGCGCTCTGCGTTACCTTCATGGCGGACGGTCAACCGCATTACTTCAAACTCAACTATCGCACCGCGTTCGCTTGCACCGCCTCTGGTGAAAGCCTAAGCGGCGAAGAGCTGTTATTTGCTGGTGGCAACGACGGCTATCTGTATCAACTGGATAAGTCTTTCAGCTTTGACGGTACCGAGTACCCCAGTGTATTGCGCACCAACCTGATGGACTTTGGCAGTCCTGAAATTAAAAAGCGCTGGCACAAGTTAGTTGTGGAATTAGACGAAGTGATCGAAGTGCAACTGCAGTCGCGCTTGTACTTTGACGAAGACAACCCCGATGCACCACCACAGCAATTGGTCTTTGGCTCTGGTGCGCTTTGGGACGTCGCGCATTGGGACCAGGCGCATTGGGCGAGCCGTTCGAGCGCTCGAGCGGATTTGTACCCCGAAGGCGTTGGCTGCAGCGTGGCGGTTCAGCTGGCCATGAGCAGCAAGCGCATGCCGCCGCACGTATTTTCCAAACTCCACTTACACACCAAAGTTCTTGGACGTAGGCGCTAAGGAGCAACCTCATGTCATTTACTCTGTCTTACTGGCAAAACGGCGATCCGTTTGTGCCGGATACCCTGATCGAAGCCGAAGAAATGAATGCCAAGCTCAACGGCATTTCGGTCAATTTGCGCCAAATCACTGAGCAGCTGAACGACAACCATTTGAAGCTACCTGAAAGCTTTGTCGGCTCGACCACTATCCCTGATGGCGCTTACGCGGATTCGCTGTTGCACATTAACCAGGATGGCGATGTGGATCTGATGCGTGTTTCAGAACTGAGCTCGCGCCAGCTTGAAGACATAGTGGACAAGTTGCACGACACCAACGCGCTATCGGTCACTGGTACGGATCACCGCACCTTCTTCATTCTCAATTACGAAGTACCGGCCAACCCGACCGTAGACGAGGGCAAAGTCATTGTTAACGTCGGTCGCACCGCTCGCGCATTGGATGGCGATATTGTGACCGGCGCGAATAGCGTCATTTTCTTTATGGTCGATACCGACGCGGAAGTTTGGTTTCAAGGCGACTCAATTTACAACGTTCAAGTGCTCTCGCCATCGGCAGCACGCGCCAACGGTCGCAACTCAGTCGTTGCACTGAAGAGCATTGGCAATGACCGCTGGGTATTGGTGGGCGACTTATATCCCGCCGAGGAACTGAGCGCATGATAAACACCTTTGATTTGTTGTTCGCGGTGTTATCTCACAACCGTCGCTTGGCGAAAAACTTGGTACCCACGGATTTGGCGCTAGTTAGCCAACAGTACCCAACCACTGCGCCGAGCGACGACCAAACCCCTGACGCCAGCGACAGCCTGACCGTCACTCATAACTTACACACTCACTCGCTTGAGGATGCGTAAATGAATAGCGCTCAAACCTTATCAGGCCAGTATCGTTTGGCAGTCATCACTAAGGACGGTGAGCGCCCGTTAGGTGAGCCGAGCTCTAACCTGGTCCTAAAAGCTTTTACCGATGCACTGCATGCCGGTTACGCACCGAGCTGCCCCGCGCACGCTGGTGGCGTTTTTGCTCAGTGTTATGTCGGTAGTGGCACCACACCACCGACCGCCGACGATACCGAGCTGGAAGCGCCGATAGCCTACAACTCTCGCTACGATCGCATGGCCATTGAAGCGAGCTATGACGGTCCAAGTAAAACCGCCGATTTTCGCGTGCTGATGCGTTATGAGTTCATGCCAGATACTGCCACCGGCACGATTGGTGAAGTGGGGATTTACACCAACGAAGGGATTTTGGTTAGCCGCGCTTTGATTCAAGACGGCGCTGGCGACCCAACCACCGTTACCGTGAATCCGGGCGAAGCCTTGGTGGTGTATTACGAATTCCTTGCTCCGGGCTTTTCGATGGAGTCTACCGGCACCGTCGATATTGCCGGGGTTCAAACCACGTTCACAGTGAGTAAGACCGGCGACTTAGGCGATGGCACTGAATACGCCTTACCGTGGCTGCAGAACTTAACCAACTCAATGAGCAAGCGCTTTAGCGAATGGTCTGTGCGCTCGCTCGACTTAGATACCAGCGTTCCTGGTTACTTAACCAATGGCTATGTGGTCGATGAAGCCGACCTGTTTTATCCGGTACGCATCACGCCAGCAAGTGAAGGCGATGGGCATCACGTTCGCAATCGCGTGCGCACCACACAAGCCAATGCCCAACCGTCAGGCTTCACCCGCTTGACCTTTGGCAGTCGCGAGATCACGCCCGAGGGCAATCAATGGACGGTGGTTTATAACCCACCGATCCCGAAAGACAACACCAAGGCTTTTGAAGTCGAAGCCACTTGCACCTATAGCGGAGCTTAAGCATGTTTCCCAACTATCCCCAATGGTCCGACATTACCGAAGCCGGCCCATACCCCATGTTTCCGTTTCCTGAGCCGCCAAATCTTCCGCACGCGATTCAGGACAAAGCAATTGGTCCACAGGCACTGGGCGACGACTCAGGCTTAAACAATCAACGTTATTGGGCAGTCGCTCAAAACGCCAATGGCGATGTAGTGCTATTCGCCGCCAAACAATCGTGAGGATGACAGCATGATTTCCAGCAACGCATTAAAGAACGAAATGCTCAACGCCATGGCCATCGACAGCGTGAGTTTGCATGACGGTGATCCCGGCGAAAACGGTACCGACAACGAACTGGCTTCAGCTAGCTACGCTCGCCAGTCTTGCGCCTTTAACGCAGCGGTTAACGGTTCGCGTCAGCTCAGTGCTGATGTGTTGTTCGACTTAGCCAACGGCGATGCAGTCGCATGGATTGGCTACTGGGAAGGCACCACCTTCAAAGGCCGCGTCGATGTTACTGACGCGAACATGACAGCAGACGGTCAAGCAATCCTGCAAGCCGCTAACACTGCATTGAATTTATAAGGGGTCACTGATGGCTTTGTTATTTATGGATGGCTTTGATCATTACGATACCAGCGCCAGCAACGTTTCAGCGCAAATGCTCGGCAGTGGTGATTACGTTTCATCATCTGGCATGGAGCGCACCAGTGAAACCGCCTACGGTGATGGTCTGGGCAGCGCATTAGTCTTTAACGACGACTCAAGCTACTGGCAGACTAAAAGCCTGCCGATTGCCGGTAATCGCGTGATCATCGGTTTTCACGTTCGCCGCACTTCTCAACAATCCTCGAACAACGCTACCGCGTGGCAACGTCTTGTAGGGATTAACAATCACTTTAATCTCAGCATGAACATGAGCAAGCCCAATCGCGTGTATGCCAAGCGCGGCAGTTTTAACTACCAAGGCATTGAGCTCGGTGGAGCAGGTGATTATTTCACGCTCGAGCAAAACGTGACTCACCACATTGTTTGTATTGTGGACCAGTCCACTAGCGCCACCGGTCGCGTGCAAGTCTACAAGGACGGCATCAAGGTTATTGACATTCAAAACGTCGCCACCGTATCGGCGCACAATGCAAACGTGAATATCATTGCCGGTCAGGTGCAATCCAGTAACTACTGGGAAAGGCTGGCCTATGACAATCTCTTTGTGATGGATGGCGGTGGTGCCGAGAATAACGATTACCCTGGCATTCTTCGCGTACTGCCTTTGCTGCCTAATGGTGATGACGCCATTGCTGCAGGCGCCACCGCGCTTAATGGTGGCTCTCACTTTGAAGAAGTGGACGATGAATTTCTCAACGGTGCCGATAGCACCTACACATCAACCGCCACTGCAGGCGATCAGAACCTGTATGACGTTCCGGTCGCCTCAACGCTTTGGGCTGACGCGGACCAGGTGATCGCGCTTCAGGTGAAGCAGAACGTCGGCACCAACGCGCCAACCAATAGTGAGATAGCGGCTGTCATCAACGACGGCACAAATACGGCTCAAGGTGATACGCACACCGCAACGACCGTCGCTCACAAACTCTTCTCTCACATCTTTGACGCTGCACCGGATGGTGGTGCGTGGGACTTAGCTACGCTAGACGCGCTCAAAGTCGGCCACAAGCACATCAGCAGCAGTTAAGGGGGAAATTATGGCACTTTTATTTATGGACGGGCTGGATGATTACTCTGGCAGTTCCGCCACCGCAACAACGCAAATGCTCAATAGCGGCAAATGGACGAGCGTGTTTAGCAATCAAGACGTAACGGCGCTTGGTGCTGGCGCGATAGGTAGTGCTTTCCGGCTTGTTTCTTGTCAAACCCAAAAAATGACCATGAGCGGCAATAAATTGATTATCAATTGCTGGCTTAAACGAACTGGCCACGATCTTTCAATCTCAACCGCCCATTATCAGCGCATTTTTGAGGTGTGGAACGGCGCGGATACCCCACTGATTACTCTAGCTACAGATTTTGCTGACGTTGCGGTGAGAGAGTTTAAGTTTTCGTTGGGGGCAATGGATGATGGTAATCCGAAACTTAACACTAACCCCATAGCGCTAGTGATTGATGAAATTGATCACTACTGCTTTGAGATTGAATTAGCGACCACGGCGACAGGATCGATAAAGGTCTACCGTAACGGCGTAGTGATAGACGATACCAGTGGCATCATCACTGCCGACGCAGCGCTTGACGGTCAAGTTTCGGTACGCTGGGGCGGCTACTCAAACAGTAGTTATTCCGACAGTGTTGACTTTGATCATCTCGCCATCATGGACGGCAGCGGCAGCAAGCATAACGGCTATGCTGGGGTGCTTCGTGTGGTGCCGCTCTACCCCAACAGCGACGACACCATTGCCGCCAGCTCCACCGCGTCAAGCGGCGGTTTGCATCATGACGATGTGGACGATACCACTTGGGATTTAACGCCTAGTACGCATGTGGAAATTGCCACCGTGGGCCACGAAAACCTGTATGGACTTGAGGACGGTTCAACCGCATGGACCGACGCGGGTACTGTGCTAGCGGTTGAGATTTGCCAATCGGTTGCCGGTGAGGTGCCGTTGACCACCAACGTCCAAAGTCTCATTCACGACGGCACCAATACGGATTATTCACCAAACTTTGAAACCACCGTGGCGGATTACAACATTCACTCGCACATCTTTGTCGACGCACCGGATGGTGGGGATTGGGATCTGACCGAGCTGGATGGCTTACGCATTGGTCACAAGCTAGTGAGTAGCGTCTAATGGCTGCAAAAACTGGCCAGATAAGCGCCTATGCGCTGATTGAGGACAAGGGCAGTTTCCCCACAACTGATGGATCGCGTTTTGGTCAAATTTCTGCTTACGCCCTTGTGGAGACTAGCGAGCGACCACCAACGACTGATGGATCGCGTTTTGGTCAAATTTCTGCTTACGCCCTGATTGCCGAAGATGGCACCGAACCGATGCAAAGTACCAACATTGATACATCAAAGCTATCGGCTTACGCGCTCGTTAAAGACGTTAATACGCCGGTACCGCCACCGAATGTGGACACATCAAAGCTATCGCCTTATGCGCTCATTCGTGACGTAAATACGCCAGCGCCACCGCTAGAGGTCGCCACTTCCAAACTGTCGGCTTACGCCTTGGTGGAGTATTTCAACGGTATCAAGTTTGGCGCAGATTCTAGCTTCAATCTTCAATCGGTCACTGACCTTTCTCTTCGCTTGTTCCTGAGTGCGCAAGCCAATCTTTCGTTAAACGCCAGCGCGGAGATCGCCAGCTATGACGGTTGGGAGTTCCCATTGTTTGTATTCAATGAAACCGAAACCATTGAGGAAATCGAATTAACCTTCGATAAGGCTGGACGCCCCATTATTTTCTATCGCATCGGCTACAACACTCTGAAGCTGTATTGGTACAGCCCGGACGATGCCGCGTTCGTGACTCAGCCACTGGGCTTAGGTCGCAACATTCTGGCAGGCTTTGATTTACTGGATGACGCACACAACGGCGATGCGATGCTGTTCTACGTTCGCCAGGGCAAAGCCTACATGCGAGCCTTGCATGAGAACTTTGAGATTGAGCGCCCACTACCGATTGAGTTGGGTGGCTTGGTATTGAAGCACACAGGCCAACGCACGGATAACCGTTTCCAGCTGGCTTACGAAGCGCTAGTGGAAGATTCGCTGGCGCCAGTCTTACCGCCACCAACAACGCCGCCGCCAGTCGTAGTGGAGCCGCCAACGCAACCACCTGTGATTGACGGTCCTGATGTGGTGCAACCGGTTGGCCCTGCTGGTGCGGGTACCGTCTTTAATGGCGTGAACACCTATGGCACCTATCCCGTATTTAGCAACGCTTCTGGCAGCGTTCGCATTCGTGCATGGTTTGGCGAATTGACCAACCCGCAAGACTGGCTACACCTGATTGCCGACAGTGCAACGGGCTACAGCGTGCGCGTGAAGTCTGCTGATGTGCAGTATCAAAGTGCAGCTGGTGGTTATCCCGGCATCTATGGGCAGCTGGACGTTGAGAACACTCGCTTCTTAGAAATCCTAATAGGCGATGGCCAACTGACCTTAAGCGATGGCACAACCACAACCGCTACCTTTGACTTTACGAACGTGGACCCTGCAACCCTAGTGTTCGACCGCGCATACTGGCGCAACGGCTACTTTGAAGGCATCTTGCAGGCGCTCAGCATTGAAGACTTGGGCGGCAGTGCGCTACCGATGTATTACACCGCGCAGGGCTTTGAAGGCTTGTTCCCGTTCTTAGGTGTGACGCTAACCGACTTCACTACGATGACGGTTCACAATGCAACGCACGTTCTACCGGACGATCCGATTGTGCCGCCGATTACCCCGGAGCCAACACCTGATCCCGACCCTGATCCAACGCCTGATCCAACTGACCCACCGCCGACACCTGGGCCTGCTGTGATTGACTTGACCCAAGCGCAAGTGCAAAGCCAAGCGGATTGGGATGCGGCGTTTGCTGATTTGTATCCGGGCGCTCGCCCGTACACCACCGGTACCAACGGCGATGACACTGGCGATTTTGTATGGCGTGGCTCTATTTGGATTCGTGCTTACTTGGCGATGGCCGAAACCTTCAACGATTACAAGTATCTCGATTGGGCGGTTGAGCTGTGCGATCACATGCTTTACTACACCGATAAGCGACGCCAAGCGCGTGGCGAAATCAATGTGCTAACCGATGGCTACGGCTCGGCACCGAAATACTTCCTAAACAACCGAGGCATTGCCGCACCAGGCTGGCGCTTGCCTTACGTGAAAGACGGCTATAACTGGCGCATTCAAGTGCTGCAAGACGGTCGCAACCTAAGCAGCATCATGTTGGTAGTGGACTTCATTAAGAGCCGTGGAATTAGCGGTTTTGATGCCAAGATTGCAGGCTACTTAGCGGACGCGAAGGAAATCATTGATAGTCACGATACAGACTACTCAGAAACCAAGCAGCCAACGGTTGCCGGTTCGTTCTACTACCCGCACGTTGGCAATGACCTAGTGACTGACAACGGGCTTTACTCGCGCCCATTGCCGCAGAACCACAACCTAAACATGGCTCACGCGATGATGCTGTGCAGTAAGTGGGATGGCGGCGCAACGGATTACATGCCTCGCGTGCATAAGCTCTATCAATTCTTTGAAGATACGGTGGAGTACAGCGGCAAGTACGCCCGATCGCGCTATCAGCATCACGTATCTGACCCAAGCACCACTTATGAGGATTTGAACCACGGCGATACCAATATCGAATTCCTGCTGGCGTATCAGCAAGACGGTGGCAATCCTGATAACCAGCTGATGACGGCGCTGGCCAACAACCTTACCGAAGTGATGTTCTTAAACCCGCGCTACAGTGAGTTTGTCGATGGTTCAGGTATATCGAGCAGTGACGAGCAAGTTTGTGCGGCGTGGCACTGGATTCACTTGCAAGCTTGGGATGACCGAGTGGTCGATCAGGCGTTCACCATGATGCAGGACGTCGCGCCAACACTGAGCTGGCACGGTACCTATTTAGCCTGGGCCAACTTGTTGCGCTATGGCTTGGGCTCGATTCCAGTACCGGAGCCTGATCCGGTTCCAGACCCAGACCCAGACCCAACGCCGGACCCAGACCCAGATCCAACACCGGACCCTGATCCAGACCAGCCGCCGAAAGACGAAGACCCGATCATTGTGCAGCCGGTAGAGCCACCACCGCAGCCAGTAGAAGGCTATTGGGCTTACCAGCTGACCGGTTACGCCAGTGGTTTGCAGGCACCTTCGCAAATGATTGCCTCACCAAAAACCTCGCGTTGGTCGGTGAGTTTCTGGCTGGACCGTATTTCGTTCAACAAGCCAACCATTTCACTGTTTAGTCAGTGCTCGAACGAGAACGAAGGTTCGACCGGCGCAGGCATGTTTATCGAAGTTACCGGTCCGAACTACGACATTTTGCGAGTGTGCTTAGGCGGACACGTAAATGAAATCAAGATGATTACCCCGCTGCGTGAAGGCTTTTGGGAATTCTCCCTAATTCACACTTGGGGTACGCGCATCAACATCAATCACAACAACTTAAGCGCTCCGCTCATTCCTTCGCAGTCTTACGGTGTCACCGTGGGCAGCTCGAACGATGTGGGCAAGTTTATGTTTGGTGCAACCACCGCCGCGAACGGCAACCGCATCAACAGCCTGCGCGGCATCATGCGTGGCTGTAAGCTCGAGCTGATTGACGATGCAACCGAGTACAACTGGCTGATGACCAACAAAGATAGCGGTCATCTGCAAATCGCATTGGACGCGAGCCAAATGGAAATCTTCAAAAGCGACCTCCTGATTCTGGATTACCGAGAACAGAACTGGGAGTTCTTACCACTACCCGGCTCAGGCGGAATAGCAATATGAACACTGTAAACGACTCTTCTCTGCAACCGGCCTTAATCGAAAAGGCAAAGGACCAGGTATTAACGCCGGTTTATTCGCCGGTGCCTGGTAACACCATTCAACCGATCCAAAAGGACAGTTTGCTATCGGCTACCGGTGCGCCTTCTACTGGGCAGAATTACACCGCTCAACCGTTGACCCCGACCTACCAGACGCAATACCCGACGATTAAAGAGCCGGGCCTTGTGACGCAGCCGGGCGGACCTTCGGATCAGTTTCAGCCGGCCCCACAACCGGGCGAGCAATCCGACCCGAGTGCGCCACCGACTCCCGGTACCGTGATCCCACCATTAACAGCAGCGCCACCGCCAGCCACTCAAGCCGGTGTGCCGGATGCCGTGATGCCTGATGTGCCGCAAGGTCAGCTACCCAGTGCGCCACAAGTGCAAGTAAACCCTGCCGGTGGTGAATTCACCAAAGAAGGTTACGCAGGCCAAACGCTTGCCCCGCAAGGCGAGTACAACCCGAACGATGCTTCGATGGTGGCGAATCAAATGGAAGGCATTCTGAATGCCGACAGCCCTTTAATGCAGCGAGCCGCCGCACTGGCCAATCAATACGCCGCTAGTCGTGGGCTGCAATCCAGCTCTATTGCCACTTCAGCCGCGCTTGGCTCGATGTTAGACCGTGCTTTGCCGATTGCACAGCAAGACGCACAAACGCACGCCCAGGCGCAGCAGCTTGGCTGGCAGCAAGCTTATGATGCCGAGAAAACCAATCAAGCGATGGCACACGATGCGAGCATGGCGGATAAGAACGCCAACTATCAGTTTGAAACCCTCATGCAGCAGGCCGATATTCAGCGCGAACGCGATGCCCTGGCACAACAATACCAACTGCAAGGCATGGATCATCAAGCCGCACTGCAAGCCAGTCGCGATGCGATTTTGCAAAAGTACGGTTTGGATTCGGCGCAGTTCAACGCACAACTGCAAGCCAAGCGCGACGAGCAGCTGCAGCAGTACGGCATTACAAACATGGAGCTCAGCGCGGATCTGCAACAGCAACGCGATGCCATTTTGCAGAACTACCAGAAAGAGCTTTCAACCCTGCAAAACGATCAACGCTGGCGCGAGCTCAACGCGCAGATTCAAGCGGATATGGAAAAACAGCTGCGTGGCATGGACCACGATATGCGCATTCAGTACACCAACGCGCAAGCCTCTGCCGTCAACCAAGCGCTTGAAGCGATGGGTTTGGCATTGAACAACCCGAACATGACGCCGGAGCAGCAAAAAGCAGCCGTCGAAATGATCCGCAACCAACTGGCCGAACACTCGAACATGCTATCGACCTTGTACGGTATTGGCGGTACCCCGTACCCGCCAGCGCCTGACGATAGCGGCGGTCGTGATGGTACCGAAATGCCGGGGGTATTCCCGCCTGACTATGCAACGCCAGGTGGTCCGTCCGATGGCAGTGGCGGTTCCTTTGGTCCAACTCGAGCGGAGCCTTAATTCATGATCCGACTGGCCACACACAACGACATTGATGCCATCTTAGCGATTGGCGAAGCCACCTTAGCGGAATCGCCTTCATACCCTGTGGAGTTTAGCGACAAGAAAGCTCGCTACATGGTGCGCCGTGCGATTTCCGATAGAACCATGGACTGCTTTGTTGCTGAAGTTAACGGTCAGGTGGTTGGATTTTTGATTGCTCTTTGGGAAGAGCATTTCTTTTCTAAAGACGCTTACGCCACCGATATGGCGTTTTGTGTTTCGCCCAAGCATGGCGACCAAGCCGTTTGGCTATTGCGTCGCTTCATCCGTTGGGCATCCCAGTTTCCGAAAGTGAAAACCCTGATGCTAGGGGTTAGCTCAGGCCACACCGACGCAGCGCGGATTGGTCAGCTTTATGAACGTCACGGCTTCCAAGCAATTGGCGGGCTGTACTCAAAATCTGTCTAGGAGTTCCTTATGAGTGCTGTAAAGAAAGCCGTTAAGAAGGTATGGAACGGCGCCAAGAAAGTGGTCAAGAAAGTGTGGAAGGCTGTTAAGCCGGTGGTGAAAGTCGCCGCTGTCGCTGCAGCTGTGTATTTTGGTGGAGCAGCATTGATCGGCGCTATGTCGGCGGGAGGTACAGCCGCTGGCGGCATTGCTAGTGCCTGGACCGGCGTGAAGTCTGCCGGTACCGCGCTCATGGCTGGTAACTTCTCTGGTGCAGGCTCAGCGCTTGCCGGTGGTTGGTCTGGTGCCGCTGGTGGTGCCGCTGCAACAACCGCAACCCAAGGCGCTGTCGGTGCCGGTGTTTGGGGTAATGCTGCGCCTGCCGCGACTGCCACCAAAACTGCCGCGACAACTGCCGCCACTAGCTTGCCTGCCACTCAAGGCCCAACGCTCATGATTGATGCAGCCGCGTCGAATGCTGCCGCCAATGGTGTAACCGGTTCTGCCGTGGGTAACGTCGCTGCAGACGCAGCCACCAAAACTGCCGCAGACGCCGCCGCTAATGCTGCCGTGAATACCGCGCCAGCCGCTGCCGGTATGTCAGCCGGTGAAGGTCTATTGTGGTCCGCTGGTATTAACGCCGGTTCGCAGCTGGTAGGCAACGCCATCCAAGGTTATGCCGCCGATAAAGAGGCGGAAGAAGCTCGCAAGCGCATGACTTACTACGGCGTGGACGGTGAAGGCAATCGCGTGGATTTAAACCTTTCCGGGCTACTGAATACCGTTCCCCTAAGCCCGATGACGCAGCTGCCAAACGCTGCCGATCGTTACGGTGCTTGGAATCCTCAAGTCTCCATGGATGACCTAGCTAAGAAACTGGGAGGCAAGTAATGGATAAGCCAATGCAATCGCAAGGCGAAGAGCAGTTAACCGCCAAAGAAGAAGAGCAGCTAACACAAGCGTTCAAAGTCGCCACGGTGATCATTCACGGCGAAGGTGAAACCGGTGATCGCGTTGCCGCCCTGGTACTTGAGAATCAAGACCTAACCAAAGGCTTGGGCAATGCGGTGGCTACCGTGCTCATGGGTACGCTCAAAGAGTTTCCAATAGCCGACGATCTTCACTTGCTGTTAGGTACCGAAATTCTGATGGAGCTTACTGATTTGGCCATTGAAGCCGGTGCTATGTCGGAAGACGAGCTAACCGAAGATTTTATTGATCAGGTGGTATCGCACGCCTTTAGTGCTTACCTGACGATGAAAGAGCAAACCGGCGAGCTCAACCCTCAAGAACTGCAAGCCATGGTGCAAGAAGCGGAAGCCGAAGGTCGCAATTTAGGATTGCTATCAGACGCGCCCGAGCAGGCACCGCCGGCCCAACCTAACCAAGCCCAAGGGCTATTGAACAAACTGCAAGGTGGAGGTGCGTAATGTCTCTTTTGTATGGCATCGGCAAAGGTATTGCGGACGCGGGTAAAGCTGCCGCTCATGGCTTGTCGCAATACGCCCTAATGATTAACCAGAACGAGCAAAACCGACTGCGTGAGGCGAGTATCGAACGCCGCTGGAAAGCCGCTCAGAAAGCCCAAGAAGCACGCGACCGCGTTAATGATCGTCGTTACCAGGAGTCGGAAGACGCCAAGGAGCGCCGTCATAAAGAAAACCGCGAAGACCGCAGCACCAACTACGCTCGCCAAGACCGCAACACTCAGCTGAACTACATTCACAGCGCTTTCGCTCGCGTGGGGCAAGAACAATCCTTGTTGGCTAAATCGTTGACCGCGAACTTTACCGATCCGGTGACTGGCCAAATTACCGATGTGGCGGGGTACCAAGCGGCAGTGAAGGACTTGCAAGCGAACACTCAAACCGCTTATCAAACCATCATCGACCAATCCGGTTTGGATAACGAGACACTGGGTAAATACGGGCTGCTGGCCATGGTTGGCCAACCGACCGAGCAAACCGTTACCGCAGATCCGGAACCCACACCGGAGCCAACGCTAACCGCTCAGTTCGACTATGACGCTTATTTGAAACAACTTCAGGAGGAAGAGCCTGAACAAGCAATCACAGTCGATACCCACAAGGTCAATTTCACGACTCGAGGCGCAGCGCCTTACAACCCGTTAAAGCGCTAATCACTCCCCTTTCTACAGAACCGGCTTAGGCCGGTTTTTTCTTGGAGCAAGTTCATGGCTTATATCAAATTCGATCCCAGCCAATACGCCCCTAAAGGCAACCCAGTAGCAACCAATGAGCAAGGTCGCGTTGGTGACTTTATCGACGCGTTTCAAGCCGGTGCGCAAACCGGTTTAGGCGGGGTATTTGATTTCGTTGGCGCTAATGCCGTCGCTGAGTCGTTCTATAAATGGGCGCAAGACAATCATGCCGAAATGTCACAGAGCGGTCAGGAAGCGCTCAGCAAGACGTTGGTTAACTGGAATGATGACGGCAGTGTAAGCCTTGGCGAAGGTCTAACGGATTTCGATACGTGGTTATTGAACTTCGCTCAACTGGGTGGGCAACTGGCTTCAACCGCAATCCCCGGCGCTGGTGCGGCAGGACTGTTAGCGAAAACCGCTAAACTTGGCGGGAAACTGAAAAAGGCCAATAACGTCGCTGGCTACGCTTTGCCAGGTGGTGCATCCGGCACCGGCTTGCAGATGGCCGAGGCTCGCCAAGAAGTCTTAGAGTTGCCGGATCAGATATTGGCCGAATCCAAGCGCTTTGGTGAATTGGTAGCTAAACAGCACGCCGACAGCCCCGAGCTCAGTGCGAAAGAAAAATGGGATGCTGCAAAATCCGAATTGGCGGAGCAAGTGGCAGACGAAGTTCGTGCCGATCCCAAAGTCCTATTGGCCAACTTTGCAGCCTCTGCTATCGGTGATCCGATACTGGGTAAAGCGCTATTGGGTATGCGTATCGCCAAGAACGGCGTCATGAAAAGCGCAGCAACCGGTTTTATTACCGAAGGTACAACCGAAGCCGCGCAAGCGGGGATTTCAAAGTATGGCGTTAACCAAGCGCTGCAACCGTTTGATGGCCGCGAGCTGGATGCTGGTGTTGCGAACGCTGCCGTGAATGAAGGGATCTTAGGTGGCGCCTTTGGTGGTACCGTTGGTGGCATTGGTGGCATCGCCAACCGCAACCCACAACCCAACGAAACCAAGAACCCAGCTGCAGATAAAATTCGTCAAGACAACGAGCCACTGGCCGCGTCGATGGACGCGAACACGGAGCAAGAGGCGAAGCGCCAAGCAGACGTTGAATCGGCACAAGCGACCGCCAGAAACTTCGATGACTACGAGCAACCCGCTGCCGCTCGCAAAGCCGGTTTTGATACCGCCACTGGTGCTGGTCAGTTCGGTGACGACTTATTGGATCAAGACAGTCAGCGTGCCGATAAGCGCAAGCCTATGCCGTATGAGCAAGAAGGCGAGTTCATTCCCGCAGGCGAGAACCTCCAAGCTGGTGGCGCTGGTTTACTGGCTAGCCCATACATCGACAGCGAAGCGTCAATAGTTCCCGAGCCGCAACAGCCTGCCGCACTGCCTCAACGTGAGCAGCCGAAAGCCATTCCCGATAAAGGTGTGGTGTTTGCCCAGGATAAATTCAAAGCCGAGCGCGAAGCGTTGGCTCAGGCTCAAAAGGACGAGCGCCAAGCTCGCAAGAAAGCCAAACGCAAACTCAATATGATGGTGCGCAAGCGTCAAATGGAATTGGCAGACGCGCCTAAGCAGCTGGTCGATAAAGGCATCATCTTCTTAGGTAACGCGCAAGGCAAACCGTTTGCCAGTGCCAAAGCCGCCAAAGCCGCTAAGCCGTTTAAGGACGCGCAAAAAGACAACCTTTCACCAACCGTGCAGCCGGTCGAAGGTGGGCATGCGATTGCGATTAAACCGGTAACTGAAGCCGGTCGCGATAAGGTATACACCCCAAGCAATCAACTGATTGACGTTGAGTATCGACTGATTGAAGGCGACGACCTTGTAACCAGTAACTTTATTGATGGTCGAATCAACCCTGCCTATCCTGCCGAACGTCAGCCGCGTGACCGTACTCGCTCGGCAAGTCTGCAGCAAATGAAGCAGATTTCTCGCAACCCCAATCCCAACCGCCTAGTAAACTCCCCGGAGAGTGATCGCGGTGCGCCAATTGTCGATGGCAACATTGTTGAATCTGGTAATGGTCGTGCTGCCGGTTTGGTTGAAGCCTACCGCCAAGGTACCGCCAAGCAATACCGCGCTTACCTTGAGCAGCACGCCGAAGAGTTTGGCCTAACCCCTGAGCAAATCGCCGGGATGCGTCAGCCTATTTTGGTGCGCCAGCGTATGACGGAGCTGGACCAGGAAGGCATTCGCAAGTTCACCAAAGACTCGAACGAATCGGCTAGCCTGGGCCTATCCCCAATGGAGCAGGCGAGCATTGATGCGCAGTCACTGGATGGCGAAACCCTAAGCCTCTTAAGCGTGCCGGATAACGGCAACATTCTAAGCCCGGATAACCAAGCCTTTGTGCGTGCGTTCGTGCGTAACCTACCGGAAGCGGAGCAGGGCGCATTCACCCAAAAAGACGGCAAGGCCAATCGTGATTTAGCCACTCGCATTGAGCGTGCGGTATTCGCGAAAGCCTTTGGCTCGGACAAGCTGTTAGAGCTTGCCAGCGAAACCGTTACCGTGGATCTGAAGAACATCATTAACAGCCTCGCAAACGTCAGTGGCAAAATGGCCCAGCTGCGTGAGCTTAATAGTGAAGTGGGTAATGAACTATCCGGAATCTTCGCTGAAGCCACTGAGCTGGTGTTCAAATCGCGCCGTGAAGGTAAAGCCTTAGACGAGCTATTAAGCCAAGGCGATATGATGAATGGCTATGTCTCGAAGGAAGTGGAAACGCTAGCTCGAGCCATCGACCGCAATCTGCGAAGCGGCAAGAAAATGACTACACTGTTTGATGGGCTTATCGGCAGTTTAATCAAGGCGTCGAGCCCGGACGGTCGCCTATTTGGCGACGATGCACTTACCCCAGCTCAAGCCATTGCCTATGTCGAACAAGACCAGAACCAGCAAGAACAATCGCAACCTAAGCCCGGCGGAGATTTTTTCGGCGCTAATCCAGAACGACTCCCCAAGAGCAAGGAAGGCGAAGGCGATAGCGTTTCAACAGATGATGGTGAGCGCGGAGCTGGAAGTGATACGCAAACACGGCAGCGACAAGAGCAAGTAACCCAAGCTGAAGGTACCGCTAGCGTTGGTATGATGGGCCAACTACCTGAAAGCTTTAAATCCGTTCAACTCCCCGATGTTTCTAATCTAACCTTTGAAGAATTCCGTCGCGATATTGAAGCGCAGTTAGGTTATCCCGCTGATAGCGTTAAACAGTACCTGGATACCGATGGCAAGCGACAGCCGTTGGCTGCGTTGTACGATGCGGAAATCAGCAAGCTCGCCCCTGAAATGATTGCCGCTCGCGTGAAAGTGGCAAACCCTTATCAGTTCAGCCCGTTCAATGACGACGTTACCGATCAGGCAAAAGATGCAATGGATCTTGCGCTTCGAGCTGGACGCGACGACGCGACTGCCTGGCAAGCGTTTATTGATGCTGGCGAGACTATTAGTAGCCCCCAAGGGCAAACTCAGAGTAAAGTAGACGCTCTTGAAGGGAGTGAGCCCACTGAAGGCATGAGCAGCAGCGACAACAAGGGTACGCCAACCCGCCGTATTTATTACCCTGGCAATAAAAACGAATACTACGACGTAGCAAACGCCGATGCTATGCCGATCCGTGCTATCCGCGCCAAGCTCAAAAATAACACCTTCCCCAATCTTGAAATTCGATTTGTCGATTCGCCTAAATTCGGTGCCGTCTTTGAGGTGTTTAATACCGCAATCGACGTTGACGAGAACGCCATGGTGTTTACCGTGCTCGATGGTGAAGTTGTGGAAATGGACGCTCGCCCACAAATCAGCGGCAACCCGCCGCCGTGGTGGTCGCCGGTTGTTTCTGCTAACACGCATGCGCAACGCCAGTTCCTTCAGCAAGTCGTGGGTCATACCGTGCCGGTCGTAAACCCTGACACTCACCCTGAGCCACAAGAGGAAATCATTCGACTGAAGCGCGAAGCTGGCTACTACACGCCCGATGGCGTGACGTTTTGGCCAACGCTGGAAACGCGCCGCGCTAAAGGCATGCCGATTGACGAAGAGCCGGCCCCAACGCCCGAGAAGCCAAGCGATAGCGAAGTGGCAAAATACGAGGCTGAATTGGCTCAGTCGCTGTACCGCCACACCGACAGCCTGGTGACTGATGGACGTTTGGATTCTGCAAAGGTTGATGATGCGATAGCGAAGACTGAAGATGACACTCAGTTAAGCGACGGAGCCTACGACTACTGGCAGAATGCAGACAATTATTTAGCTGTGATCCGCGTGCGCCTGAACGATGCTGATACTCAAGCGGTGCTGGATTCTATCAATGGCCAGCCTTACGCCAAAGACATTGCTGCGCTCGGTCCTGAGCACACCAAGCCTGCCGCTGATAAAGGCTATATGTTTATCACGCAGCGAAATCAGTCGGCCCGAATTGTTGAGCCAAACATCAAAAAACCATTCTTTGTAGCGCATGCCGAGCTAATGGAAGAGCTTTGGGATCTACCTGCATTTGATGACCTAAAGGCACAAGGTTTTGATGCGGTGATTGCACCAGGCATCAACTATAACCACGTTGCTCTGATTGATTGGAAACCCGTTCGTGGTGTCCCGGATTCTGATACTGCCCCGGAGACAAACCCGCCCCCAAAGCCGAACGCTAACCAACCCTCGCCTAAGATTGAAGACTTTGGCGAGATACTTCCCCGCGCCCGTAAACACCTGGCATCCCTAACTTCCGCCTTGAATTCCGACATTGATTTGATGGCCGAACCGCTATCAAAGTCGTTCCCTCAACCGGATTATAAGAAGTTGCAGGAAGGTGGAATGGCGCCTGAGTTGTTAGCGGTATTGGCGCATACTCGCGCAGCAATCCCCGCTAAGCCTCGCATGCCTCATAAAGTCGCCCGTTGGGTGAAGCAAGTGGAAACCGCTCGCGATTTCGCCAAGTTGATTACTGACGGCGTTCTAACCGTGGACCAGGTAAGCGAACGCATGCGTGAAACCAAAGCCTTTAGCGCAATGCCGGATCTTTTTGCGCTGGCCAATGAGTTGACCCCCGACCAAATTAAGACGCTTGGTGAGTATTCGATCCTTGCTGAAGAAGGCAAGTTGATCAAAGGGCTTGGCGATGACGCAAAAGAGTACACCAACTGGTTTAAGGTGCAGCACAAGGACTACCGTAAAACCCAAGTCTTCGGAGAGCTGGACGGCGCTTTAAGTTACATCAAAGACCAGCTCGGAAAACCCGACAGTAAGCAGCCAGTGAAGTTCTCTGTCGGTCGCTTCCGTGGGGATAAGACTTTTAGCATCTTCAGAAAAATCTCTGCCGGCAACTACATGATCTTGGGTACCGATTTTGCCAACGGACTAGAGGCGAAGAACTATCTCGATGCCAACTACGATGCCGTGCTTGCCAAGTACAAGAACAAAACCCAAAAGCCTCCGATGCGTCGAACGGATAACTCCCCGCGTATCGGTGAAGACTATCGCGGTGGCGAGAACGTTACCCCTGAGCAGTTCGGCAACACCTTTGGTTTTAGAGGTGTGCAGTTTGGTAATTGGGTCGAGAACGACAAGCGACAGCAAGATCTCAATGAGGCTTACGATAGCCTGTTAGATTTGGCGGAGATTCTGGATCTGCCACCGCTCGCGCTATCGCTTAATGGCCAACTCGGCTTAGCGTTCGGCGCTCGAGGTCGAGGCGGTAAAAACCCGGCAAGCGCTCATTATGAGCCTGACCTGGTTGTTATCAATCTGACCAAAAAGAAAGGCGCTGGCTCATTGGCGCACGAATGGTTTCACGCGCTAGACAATCACTTTGGTAATCGCGATGGCGGAAGAGATCCGTTCATCACTCGCGTTGCGCGACCAGTGTATAAGCACGACGTTGAAAGCGGAAAGGTGGTTAAAACCACGCCAGAAGATTTCAATATCCGCCTTGCTACCTACGAAGCGTTTCATGGGATCATTGATGCTATCCGCAGCACCGATATGCCAAAGCGCAGTAACACGCTAGATAAGCGCAAGTCTAAGCCTTATTGGGGAACCAATATCGAAATGGCGGCTCGCGCTTTTGAAACGTATATAATTAACAAGGCAGCAGCGAAGGGCTATAGCAACGACTTTTTGGCCAATGTTATTTCAGAGACTGAAGCCGAAGAGCTTAAGAAGATGCTCGATGACTACGAGTACCCTTATCCGTTAGCAAGCGAAATGCCGGTGATTTCTGATGCCTTTGATGGCTTATTTGAAACACTGGAAGTTGAGCAAACTGATGGTGGGTTCTTACTGAATGAGGCGATGCCAGATTATGACGGAAAAGCGAGCGACCTACCGAGTGGGGAACTTAACGAGAATATTCCCAACCAACAAGAATTCGACTTTCACCCCGCCGCCGAAGTATCACAGCAAACGGCAAGACGAGACTACACAGAAAACTTTAATACCCTTTACGCCCAAAGAGAAGTCGGGCAACTAAACATCGGGATTGAGCAAGTAACTGGGCCGCAAGACGCGGCCCATATTTTTGCCCCGCTGCGAAAACGCGCTCAAGAAAACTTCTTCATTCTTGTACTGGACAAAGACCGTAAACCTATCAGGTTAATTCGCCATTCTATCGGTCGTCGCGATGGCGCCTCAGTGGACATATCATTAGTCGCTGGCGCCATTGCCGATACACCGAACGCCGCTAGTTACTACCTGAGTCACAATCATCCTTCAGGAAATACCCAACATTCTGAAGCGGACTTAGTGGTTACTCAAAAAATAGTGAGGGCGACTGAAGGGATTGGCATTGACTATGACGGTCATGTGGTGCTCGGGTACAACGGTGAGGCGCGATTCTTTACCGACCGCTATAACATGGACGTAATTAAAGCAACGCCAGCTATCCGCAATAAGCGCGTTGCTATCACCGAAACCAGACTGCAAAAGCGCACGCTTACGGATCAGTTCAGTGTCACTACTTCTATAGGCGCAAGAGGCGTAGCAGATCGAGTTAAGGCTGACCATGCGCTTATCCTGCTCAATACGGCACACAACGTTATTGGCTCGATCAGCTTTGAAGCGGACAAGGCGAAGAATCTCAAAGGCGAGGAACGTGCCAAGCGGATCTTGGCTGCAACCTATCGAGCGAACGCCACTGCAGTCATCGTTAAATCCAGCGATGAAGAGGTGGCGAAAAACCTGTTAGGACTGATTAACAGTCAAAGCGACTATCGCGTCATAGACTGGATTAATAGCGACACCGGATGGGCATCTTCAGAGAATGGCGAGCAAGGCATGTGGAACAAGGAATGGCATTCTCAAGCCAAGACTTCTTCACCAGCTCCTAGCTTCAGCTTCAACCTAAAACAACGAGCGCTCAACAAAAAAATGCGCATGGCCCAGGAAGCGATTGAGATCATCACTCGAAAGTTAGGCGGCTCACTTGCTGGCATTCGCATTGAGGTCATTCCCACTCAGGCTGAGTACAACATGATGGCCGGGCGACCGGCTCACTACAACAAAAGCTATGTAACCTTTGGCGCTTACAACCCTGAGATTCAAACAGCGGGGATCATTGCTGAGAATATTAAAAGCGTTGATGCTGCAGTGCGAACCTTAGCGCACGAAGTTATCGCCCACGGTGGGCTGCGCAATGTCATCAAGCCGGAAGACTATAAGAAATTCATTGATGACATTTTGAAGACACGCGATGACCCGGCCTTTGCTGGCGACTGGAAGCGCATTCGCCACGACTACGGGCGACGCAGTGAAGAAGTTCAGGCCGAAGAGTTGTTTGCTCGGTTTGTGCAATACAAGCCAGAAAACGGCAAGCGCAATATTTGGTGGCGCCGGTTGACCAATGCCATTCGTCGCTTGCTCGAGTCGATGGGGTTAATACCCAAAAAAGATACAGCGTTCATGGACGATATGTTGAACTCTATCGTGATGGGTTTTAAGTCGAATGACAGTTCGATAAACCCTGATGGTTCAGATCCTTCCTCTGTTCGATACTCCCGAACAAATCGGGATAGTGAACAAGACTCTGTGCTTTACAGTCAAGAGCGGACTGACACCCGAACCGCCAAAGAAAAGCTTGGTTTAGGTGAAGAAGCAAGTCAGTCACTTAGCGAGAAGATCCGCGAAATCCTCACCGGCACCGCCGACAAGCTGAAAAGCGATTCGTTCTGGAACCGGGTTGATGAAGGTGTGTTCGATGCCTTGGTGGGGATTAAGAACGCCGAGGAAGCGGCTGGCGTCAACGACCTGAACAAGATGGGTTATGTGTCAGCGCGTCTTGCCTCTGGTGTGTCGGATATTCTGCATGGCATGTTCAACTTCGGGGTACCCGAGTGGCGCGACGGCGTGATTCAATTCAAAGAAGGTACCACCGGGCTTTTGGATACCCTGGGCCAACTCTCCCAAGAAGACTTAAACAACTGGTTAGCTTGGATGGGCGCTAAACGTGCCGAGCGATTAATGGAGCAAGGTCGTGAAAACAACCTGACTCAAGATGACATTAACGAGTTGCTAGACATTCCTGCCGAGAAAGAAGCTTTGTTCGAGGCGGTGCGCAAGGAATACAACCAGCACAACTCCGCCACGTTGGACATTGCCCAGGAAGCCGGTCTGATTAGCGAAGAGCAACGCAGTGGATTCGATGAAGAATACTACGTGCCGTTTTTCCGTGAAGAAGGTGATACAGAAATGGACCAGATTGCCGACTGGATTGCCGCGCCATTTTCTAAGAAAGGCATTGCTAGCCAGTCTGCTCAGATCCGCGAACTGAAAGGCGGTACCCGCTCAACCAAAGACTTGCTGGAAAACATTCTGCGCCGTCAATCAACCTTGCTTGATGCGGCACTGAAGAACAACGCCATGCGCGAAGTGGTGACGAACCTAAAAGGTACCGATTTCCTTTCCAACGAATCGCTGCGCTTTAAGCCAGTGATTGTGCCAAAGGCTCAAATCATCCAGCGCGTTAAGCAAAGCGTGGAGGAAGCCGAGCATTGGGCGCACCTGATGGCTGCGAACGGCGATCACGAAATGGCGATGCTGATTGAGCAAGAAGCCTACGAACAAGGCGACAGTCGCAGTGGCGCGTTAGCTGATGCGGTGATCGAAAAACTCGATGACTTGCCCAAGCAAGGTTATGAGCAACTATTCGCGCTCACGCCACCGAAGGATAAGGATATTGTTTCAGTGCGCATTGATGGCAAACCGCAATACTTCCGCGTGCATGATCCTGCGCTACTGCGCGGCCTAGTGGCTGTTACCGATACGGCTAACCAGGCAATCCTCAATCGTGTCGGTCGAGCTGCTAAGCGATTCTTAACCACTGGCGTTACACTCTCCCCGGACTTCATGCTGCGTAACTTTATCCGTGATGCGGTGCATGCGTGGATGATCAACAAGGATGGCTTTGAGTTCGGCAAGGATTCAATGAAAGGGCTTAAGCAAGCCTTTGCCGAGGATGACGACTATAAGGCGCTTATCTTCTCTGGTGCGGCGTTCCAAGGTGGCTACATTCATGCCGCCGATCCGGAAGCTGCAGCCCAACAGATCCGACGCAACCTATCTAAGCGCGGCATGGGCAAACAAGAGATCGAGAATTACATGAGCTCGTTGCTCACCAAGTCAGGACAGGTGATTGAGAAGTACCGAGGCTGGTCCGACAAAATTGAGAACGCCAACCGTCTTTCTACCTACAAATCGGCGCGAGAAGCTGGCAAATCGGTACGAGAAGCCGCGTTCGAGTCTAAAGACCTTATGGACTACAGCCGCAAGGGTAACTGGGCGCTAATCGGCACTATGGTCGATTTCCTTCCTTTCTTTAACGCTCGCCTGCAAGGTCTATCCAAGTTGGTTCGCGCTGCGAAAGCTGGGGAAAAAGACAAGGTACTAAAAGTGCTGTCGGCTAACCTGGCAATGAAAGGCTTAAAGGTGATGGCGTTCAGCCTTGCTTTGGCTGCAATCAATGACGATGACGAACGTTACCAGGCATTGCCAAACTGGGATAAGGATGCGAACTGGCACTTCTTCTTCGGTGATGAACACTGGCGCTTGCCTAAGCCGTTCGAGCTGGGGATTATCTTTGGCACCATGCCTGAGCGTTTATTTGCGCTGGGCAGTGGCTCGCAATCGGGCAAGGATACCGCCAACTCAATCCAGCATGCCTTTATGTCAACGCTAGCAATCAACCCGGTACCGCAATTGGTTCTGCCGTTCGTTGAGGTCGTTGCCAATAAGAGCTTTTTCCGTGATGCGCCAATTGAAGGGATGGGCGACCGGAACAAGCTACCAAGCGAACGCTATAACGCTTACACCAGCGACACGGTTAAAGCACTAGGCGGAGCCACTGGCCTATCGCCAAAACAGGTTGAACACCTGATTAAAGGCTATACCGGTACGCTCGGATCATACGCTTTGATGTTGTCAGACATTGTTGCGCGTCAGCTGCTCGGCATTACTAAGCCGGCCCAGGGCATCGAACGCTTGCCATTAGTCCGCACGCTCTACCAAGGCAGCGGGGTACCGTCGAGCACGATGCAACAAAGCGCTTTCTATGATGCGCTCAATATCGCGAACGAGGCTGCTGGCAGCTACAAGAGTGCGATGATGACTGGCAACCATGAGCGAGCGATGGAAGTCATGGAAGCGCATCGCGAAGAGATAGGCGCACGCCAAGCATTGAATCGAATCCAACGCCAACTATCGGTCCTGAACAAACAGGCTGAGTTAGTGCGGCGTGGGAACTATTCAAGTGAGGAAATGCGTCAACGTCTGGATCGTATCAACGAGCGCAAGAATGCGATTTACCAACAAGCCTATTTGAAATTCCGAATCGGCCAGTGGTAATCGCCAAGCAAAAAAAACGGGGGCTTAATAGCCCCCGAGTGTTTGCCCAATTCTCTTTATCCTTCTAGTTTGTGATCGCCCCTCTCCTTGGCAATCCCTTCTGCGACGCGTTTATCTATTTCGCGCCCCATGTAATGCTTTACACCTAACACAGATAACCATACCAAAGTGACTATCCCCCCGGCAACTGCACCTACTAAGGCTTGACTCAATAGTTGCGATGCACCGTCTAAAGGTGCGCCAAGCTCTTTAGCTCTTAGGAAAGTTTGGTAAGAGGATATGGCTTTAAAGATAACCATGATCCACCAAGCCATTAGTAAGCCGCGAAAAATTGTCAT